ATGGGGTGTTTGCTTTCAACGGGGAAACTGGTGACAAGCTGTTTACAAGAGTCAGTGACAAGTACTTGGTTTTATGCCTATTTAACTGGAATAGCTCAACAAGTAAAACAGACATATAACCTTCCATTGGTTCTTATTGTTGATAATGCCTCGATTCATAGAAGTAAAAAGATGGCTGATTACAGAGAGCTACTTAAAACTAACTTTTCGACGAATCTGTATTTTATTCCAGCTTATAGCCCTGAGTTAAATCGAATCGAGATGGTATGGAAGCAGATGAAATATTATTGGCGAGATTTTCAAGTCATGACAGCTGACAAAATAGAGCAATGGGTGGAGAAAGTATCAAACCAATTCGGAAAAGAATACATGTTTACTTTTTAATGGATACTTATTAAACTGAATGAATTGCGCAGACATTAAAAAAGCTCGCATTTCTGCGAGCTCTGTGTTGGATGGCTAGTGCTAGATTTATTGTCTGGTGATGAACATCAAACTCAACTAACTGTCATTGATCCGTCCAACTTATCGGTAGCGTCTTATTGGTTTTACGACCTACCATGAGTTCAATATAACAGTATTTTTTTAGCCAACAATACTCTTTTACACTTCTAAAAGAAGACTTATACAAGATTCCAATTGTCATTTTTTTAAAGCAGATTAGAATATTTCTGGCTTGTCTTACGAAGAATTTTGCATTCATATCATCTTTATCTAATTTATTGATTTCTAGAAAAATACCTTATTAAGCATACAACTTCCCATTGCATAGACGGCTCAATACTCTCGTTCATAATCTCAATAAGCGCTTTAAAATTTAAGTTGGAATATGATTTTTTATAAAAAAATACTTCCGGAAAAGGACGCAATATTCAAAGAAACTACTGTCATAGAATCGATACGACTAATTTTAAAATGATTATTTTTCAAAAAATGGCAACAATTTAATCTCCCATCAAGATCAATTAACCATATTTTTGTCTGAGTATTTAATTACTTACATAAGGAAATCAAAATTATTCAATTGATTTTCTGAACGTTAAATACCATATTTTTATTTGCAGCATAGTCAAATATTCAGAACCTTACTCAGCTTTTCAAATCCACCCTATTTACAGCCAAGCGATCTATAGATTCTCAATTTGATTAAAATAAAAACATCCACTTAATGAAAATTTAATTTTATATCAACCTTAAACATTGAATATAAATGCAATACAATGCTCATAAATACATCGAGATATATCTAATTTTTTATGTCAGCTAATAATTTTAGGAAACACCTTGATCTCAATTTAAGGCAGTTAATACTTTTATTGGCTATTTTTAGTGTGTCTAGCCTTTTTATTATTTCTCTCATTATTAGCTATCAGATCGTAAAAAATCAGTTAATCGACAATTCTCTTGCCTTAAACTCTGATCATGCACATAAAATTGCATTAAGCACAGACAACCATTTTAGAAATATGCTTCTTGAGCTGGACTATAGTGCCAAGATATTAGGTCAAGACTTTAATAACAATGAGCTAAGAGAAGCCGAGGTCAATAAATTAAAATATCAGTCTGAACACTATAACAGTGTTGTGATCAGTGACACCCAAGGCAGACTGATAAACTTTTCCCCTAATATTCTGCATATTGATAAAAGCAAAATACAACATACTCAAGGGATTATTGACTCTCTTCATAAAAAATCGACTTATATATCTTCGCCCTATTTTTCTGTGCAAAAAAATATGATTGTGTTTATTTCTCAACCTATTTTTGACAAGTCAAATCACTATCAGGGCTTCATCGGTTCAGCGATTTATTTAAAAGAAAAAAATGTAATTAATCAGCTTCTAACCACTTATAAAAATTATAAGAATAGTTATATGTATGTGATTAACAATGAAAATAAAATTATTTTCCATCCCGATCGTGAAAGAATCGGTCAATTGGCCAGCAATAATACTGGTCTGGAATATATGCATGCGCATAAAAATGGTCAAATTCGTTTAATCAATAGTCAAGGCGTTGATAATCTGGCAGGTTTTTCTCATATTCCGACTTCAAACTGGATCGTGGTTTCCCAACAACCCACCCATGACTTACTTAAACAGGCAAATTCTATCCTCTATAAATTAGCCGCAGGATTCTTTTTATTTTATCTGCTTGTTTTTTATATTGTATGGCGACTGTCTGACTCTATCTCGGCCCCGTTGAACCAACTGGCAGATATGGCGAGTTTACTGAATCAGGCAGAAATCGGCTCAAAAATTAAGAATATCCAGCCCTGGTACTATGAGGTCACAAAATTCAAGTTAGCCCTACTGCTCAGTGTTCGCAAATTTTCGCAACAAATGAGCAAGATGGATCATCATATTAATACAGATCCTTTAACCGGCTTGATGAATCGTCGTGGTTTGAATTATGCCATGACTCAAAACATGAAGATGAACATCCCTTTTTCAGTACTTCTGATGGATGTGGATCATTTTAAAAACATTAATGACAATTATGGTCATGATCAAGGTGATGTTGTCTTAAAGCATATTGCCAAGACGATGCAGCAAAAATTTCGTAAAGATGATATTTGCTGCCGCTACGGTGGTGAAGAATTTATCATTATTATACCGAACAGCAATCTCACTGAAGTTTATGAAAGCGCAGAAAGGTTCAGAAAAGAAATTGCAGGTAAAGAGATTCAGGACATAGGTCACATTAGCATTTCGATTGGTATTGCTTCTTGGCCAGACAGTTCTAAAAATATTCTAGACGTTTTGAAAACTGCCGATAACAATCTTTATCGGGCGAAAGACGATGGACGCAACTGTGTGCGTTACTAATTTGATTTTTCAGATTTATAGTTAAATAAATGGTGCGCTCAGCGTGCATACGAATTGCATTTTAAGCTATTGTTTTGACTAAATTTATATTTTGCTTTTAAAATATGTACCACTAAATGTACTACTAAAATAAAAAGTGCTTCGGGTTCTAGTCCCTTTTATCAATATATTACACCAGTAAAGCTCAGGAAATACGCATCATTTTTCTGTTATCTCTACCATGTCAACGTAGTATCTTTATAGCAAAAACAATAGGTTATTTAAATTTGGGGTAATCTTGGTCTAAACGTGACTTTATCCACAAGTCTTTGAATCCTTGTGTAAGTAGATTATATCATCTATTTTGATTGAGATAGAGGGGAAAATATAATGGAACAACCACACATTTACTGCGATAGAAAAATTATTAAGTGCTCTGTATGTAGAGCGTGGGATGACTATAGTTTTAATGATACCCAGCACTTTTCTATTATTGCGGCTGCGGAAGGCAAACAAACTCGTGGGCTCTACTCTATTGAGAGTATTAAGTGCAAAGAATGCAATAAGGTGGCTAAGAACAATCAGGATCCCTATTTTTATTATTGAGGGATTGTTATGAAAACATGGACCTACTTTTACATAGAGCGCACGATAAAGAATGGAGAGATTTTTAGGAGGGAATCTGGGTGGGCTCTATTTTTATCTAGAGATATGAATAAATCAAATAGCTAACAAGGTGAATTAAATGGGTGAAGCTAAAAAGCGTGGAAATTTTGAAAAACGAAAAAAGGAAGCTTTAAAGAATATTAAGCGTGGAATCATCACCCCACCTGGCAAAATTAATATTCAAGGCAGTACTTACCACATGCAGCAAGGTATGAGCGCGGATGAAATGCTTTATCTGAGTTTATATTGGGATGAGATATTAATTCCAACAGGATATATCCATGTTTCAACACCATTTGAACAAGAGTTAATATCCAATAAAATACTAATTAGGCCTCATAGTTCTCAAATACCACCATGTGCATCATCTTTAACACCGGAAGGACACTTACGGATTGAAGCTCATGAGCTTTATGCCTTTGGTGAGTTCGCGAAAAATAAATTACAATCAAAAGGAGAGGATTGGATAATTCAACATATTTCAGATGATCCAATGTATTTACCAGAACACAGAAACGAGCAAAACAGCATTCGTTTTAGAATCACAAACTCCCTCCCATTTCCAGCCTATAATGAGTCGTTTAATATAGATGACCTTTTAGATTTTAAACAAAGAAGAAAAGATCAATTAGGGGAGCTTCACCAATCAATGGATGAGCTACTGAAGCGTGTTTATCTAGAGCCTATTCATGCATTAAGAGAAAGTGAATTAAAAAGGTTTGAAAATGCTGTGGATGAGCTAGATAAGCCACTAATTGAACGTTTTAAGATTATTAGAAAGAGTGACTGGGAGGTTAATCTTAGTCCTGACATTCCCACATTGATTGAAAAAGGAGGGTTTATAGGGTCGGGTGTGGCTGCTGATCAAGCACTAGGACTAAGCCTGCCAGTGTTTAGTGGTATTGCAGCATTAAGTTCTATTTTATCAATTTCAAAAAAATATGGCTTTACTTTCAATCAATTTGCTAAAGATGATTTGAGGTTGGAGTACATCTCAGGTGCAAAATCTGAAAAAATAATTCCATAACACAAGCCAACCCGGTATATACCATCATATACCTCTAGAATCACTTATTTATTAAAATAAAAAACAAAGCCCTCATTAGAGGGCATTATTTTATTTAATTGGGAAACTAATTTCTTAATTCCATTGCTCATATTCAATTAGAACTTTGGCCACAGCTTTAGCAGCCAACCAGTAACGCGCATTGAATCGGGCTAATTCATCCTCATTCGAGATAAAACCCAATTCAACAATCAAGCCACCGGCATTCACGTATGCCAGCCGACCACGTGCTGATTTGCTTTGGTCGATCCAGCCGTTATCGCCACGTAATCGACTACCCAATGCATCGGCTACAGCCTTTGATAGGTCTTGAGCTAGCTTCTTATCTTTTGACAGCGCAATGGTTTCAATGCCGTTTGCCTGTTTTGATGCTGCAGCATTCATGTGGAATTCAACTGCTACAGATGAGCCTTGAATCAATTTTACCGCAGCAGACAGTGGATCGTTTTTGGTTCCGGTTCCATCGGTTTTGATCTGCAACCCTGCCTCACGTAAATAGTGAGTCACCGCATTGCGGAAATTGACGACCAGATCTGCTTCTTTAATTTTTCCATTTACAGCACCCGGGTCGGTATTGCTATGCCCTGCTGTAATGGTGGCGAAGCCTAAAGGCTGATTGTGTAATTGTGGTTGTGCGATTTTACGACCCACCCAACTCAGTGCTGGCAATACAGTACCAATAATAAAAGGTGCATATTGTTCAGGGATAAAATTAAAGTCTAATGCCCACTGCAGTGTTAAAGCTGCAAGCATTAAAAAAGCCCCCAGTAGAGGGAGCTTCACAGATAAGTATTTCCAGACATTTTCAGGGATGAATTTCATTTTTCCTCTCTCATATTTCGTTCATAAAGTTTGTTTCGGATTTCTTCAACTGTTCTTAAGAGCTGGTCGGATTGTTTTTCAAGAACTTGGATGGACTGGCTATTTGCCATTGTCTGAGTGTTCACTGTGTCAGTCTTGGCGGTTTGATTATTCCAGGTGACAGCAAAGGCCCCAATTAATGCAATGCCACCCCACCGAACCAAATTGGTCACACTATCGATCTTGGTTTTACTTTCATTCAGCACCCGGATCTGAAGATCGATTTCCTTAAATTTTGGATCGATCTCATTTCGGACTTGTTTGATCTCGCTTTTAAAGTTTGACTTGGCTCGATCCAGATCATCTTGTAGATTGTCCCGAGTCTGAGTTAAGTCATTCCGGGTTTGCTGATGCTCTTTGTTGAGTTGCTCTAACTGCATATTCATACGGTCAAGCTTTTGGGGCATTTCAGCTAACTTATCCATGCTTTTAGATATGTCATTGATCTTGTCTGAGATGGCAAGAAGTTGCCCTGCTGTTGCTACTGGTGGGTCAGATGAGTAGTCATTTGACATTGCGCCCCCTAAATTTTGGTAATAAAAAAGCACCCAGTTGGGTGCCTTGATTCACTTATACTCTTAACTCTTTAAAACCAAAGATTCTTTGAATATTAAATATTCTTGAGGTGATACTTGAGATTCAACCTGCAGGTAACTTTGATTTCCATCCAGGTGTATTGTGTCTGATAAGAACTCAGGACATTCAACTACATTTTCAATCTCACCAGATGATTTATCATAAACTGCATAATAAGCCACTTTTTATTTCCTCATTGTCATTGCGTGTATGTATCGCTGTGAAACACTAATATTTCCTCCAGTTACAGCAATTAATTGAAGCTGGAATGTGCCAGCAATGCCGGTTGAATCATGTCTTGAAATATTCATAGTTCCTGCACCTCTAGATTGGTTATCGATATTCACTGAGTGAGTATGTCCAGGATCGGCTGCAGATGTAAAACTAGAACTATTCACATTAAATGAGTGACTATGAGTTCCAGCAGAATTGGTTCCTGCTGAATCACTGAAGCTGTGACTATGAAAAGTACCGCCTGCATTTGTTGATCCTGTATTGCCGGAAACGCTCACGCTGTGAGAATGGCTACCTTCATTGCTTGTATTTCCTGAAAAAGAAACCGAGACCCCGTGTGAGTGCGATCCCGATAGTGATGTAGTTTTTCCAACAGTATTGGACTCTAGATAAAACACTTCCAGATTCTCAAATACTACATTTCCATTTTTCAGCACACGACATAGGATTTGCTGTTTAGTATCAAAACTATTAAAGCTAAATACAGCCCCGAAAGTTAAAATCGTATGCCCCATGTCAGCAGGAACGTAGAGCGTTTGAATTGTGGTATATCCTGCCCCAACTTGGATTGCAGCCTCAGCAAATGCAGATACAGGTACAGTTACTGCATTGTCCTTGATCTTCAATGTATCAACAGCAAGATTTGCAATCTTTGCAGTCTTAACCGCCAAATCTTCAATATGCGAAGTCTTGACAGACTGATAGTCCATCATTGCTGATCTCAAGTAAGCGGACACAGGAAACACTGTACCTGTCACCGGATCAGTGAATGGCGTATTGCGGAAAATGAATGGGTAATAACCTGTGCTATTACCAGAACCAATGGCAAATGAATCAAAGTTCAAAATGAAATTAGATTCCTTGCCATCGTTAGCACCACCCCAACCTGCGACCTTTCCATTTACGTCGAGTTTGATGTACTTCTGTGCATACAGACCACTGACTGATTGTACGACCTCTTGAATTGATGCGGTATTTTGACCAACACTGGATTGAACTGTGTTAATGGTTTGACTTAGTGCATTGTCTGCATCAGCACGGGCAATCGCTTCAGCCTGAATAAGCGCTGTATTATCTCCAATCTGTGCAACCGTCGTATCAATGCGCTGACTCAAAGCCATGTCGTTTTCAATCATTGCTGATTGCAAAGTCCATGTACCCGCAAAGCCTTCGGTTGAGCCAATCAGGTCTTCAGTTGAGCCAATTAACTTCGGATTGACTTGTGCATATACACCATCAATTTTGGTTGTATTGGCACTGATTTTTCCCTCATGCTCAGCCACTTTTGCATCGGTTTGAGACAATGCGCCAGTACTGGCCTTATTTCCCAGCTCCAGAGTAATCGCATCAAGTCGTGTTGCGTTCGCGCCTGATTGTGTTGCAGCAACATTCGCAGTAGATAAGGCAGTTGCAGCGGTTTGATTTGCTGTGTCTGCTGTATCGGCTGCCTGATTTGCAATTGCACTGGCCTGACTGGCTAGACTTGCTGCTGATCCAGCCTGAGTCGTTGCAGTCTCAGCCTTGTTTAATGCAGTGGCTGCATTGGTCTTTGCAGTATTTGCATTGCCTTCTGTCGTAGTTACACGACTATCCAGCGCTTGCACTGCTTGCGTATTTGCAGATGTCGCGGTTACCGCTGTGTTTACCTGTTGCTGAACATTTGCAAGTGCCTGATCATTGCTGCTCTTGTAGTTATTCAAAGCGTTCAGGTTAGCAGTATCACCACTTTGACGATCTTCAATCTCCTGAGTTAGGCCATCATCCAGATCCTGCACTGCCGAGATGCGTTGCTGGGTCTCCTGATTCAATGCAGTATTCAGCTGATCTGCCTGAGTCTGTACTGCTGTGATATTATCGATTAAATTGCCGATATCACCATCAAGTCCTGCAATCGTGTCGATCTTATCAATCTTGGTTTGCAAATCTTGGTGCAGTTGAAGCTCTGTAATTTTCCCCGACAAAATATCTAGCACTGCTGAAGCATCAGCAGATGTTGTAGCACTAACACGTGCAGACCATGGCCCAACATTCCCGATCCGGTCAATCAGGCGACCGCGGAAATAGCGCGTTAAGTTTGGCTGCATACCTTGAATTACGTGTGTATCTGTTGGATAGGCAAACAAGCCCAGCTGCGCAGCATTGGCACCGTTGGCTGTGCTAGAAATCTCAATTTCCGTATACGCGGTATCAAGCGCACCAACTGCAGGAAAGTTCCAATTCAAACGATAGCCAAACAGAATGCCGGTAGCTGATAGATTTGCCAAAGCAGGCGGCAAGCCTTGTTTTCCAGTCAGTGCAGTCAGAATTGAATATGTTGGCAGTGAAGCAATATCAAAGGCTGAAATTGCTGTCACGCGCGCTTCGTAATTACCTGCATATATACCTGATACTTCAGCTGAGTTGTTCCCAGTAATTGGTAACTTAATCCAAGTACCATCATCCTTGCGCCATTCCACCTGATACTTGGTGGCACCAATTGCCTGCGGCCAAGCGATAATCATGGTTTCAACAGATAGGCCTTGCTGCACCATAGTTTCAGAAGTAATTGATACTGACTCTACGGGTGCTTGAATTGTTGGATTGATGATGGAAATCGGACGCTCATCAATGAAAGCACCGAAATCGATTGCATCATATTTGGCTGATTCATATTGCAGACCTGTAATTGAAAACTGATGTTTGTCATCCTGAGTAATACTCATGACGCGAAACTTCATGGTTTTCAAATCCTGCGCATCAACTGCCCAGACATTTTCCGCAGCAACCGCATCAAATGCAGTGGTTACTATGATATTACGACCATTTACGGACGATACGATTCGACCCTGTGCCTTTCCATCCTCACCATTCACCACCAGTCGATCACCTGCACGGCATACCACATCATCACGATCCAGAGTAATGACTTTGCGATCAGCGCTGACAGCAGAAATACGCCCACCATTGGCACGACCTGCGAATAACTCGTCTGCAATTTCAATCACGCGCCCTGGTTGTGGAATATAGCCATCTAAGCCGACTTTAAAAGATACAGTGCGAGTTTCTAGTTGCTCAGACTTTAACGCCCAAAGACCTGCACGTTGCGCCTGACCTTCCGATGTACAGCCCCATGCGTCAATCTCAGCAATACGCACACCGAGCTTTGCAATAGCTGCTTCATCACGCACATAGACATACTCTGTCTTATAGTGGTTTGCAGGGTTATCCCATGCAACCTTAGCAACTGTGTGACGGTCACGCGCACGTGTGCCTGTGTATTCAAACAGCCCCTCGATAACATTGGCACGGGTATAAGTGAAGTAAGTATCTTGCGGAATATCCGCATCACAGACAATGGAGTTTCCATCCCAATAACTGATGGCACGGAATACACCAGCGAGTTTACTTAGAATGGTATAAGCATCTTCGGTTGATTGCAGATACACATTACAAGTAAAACGCGGCTCCTGACCGCCTTTGCCGTCATCTACAAGCTGATCACAATATTGTGCCAGGCGATATAAAGACCATTTATCTAGCATTGCAGAGGTTAATCGATCACCCAATGCATAGCGTTTCGCGGTGCAAATATCGTAATAAATCCATGCCGGGTTATTGGTATAAGCGCGTTTAAATGTACCGTCCCACATGCCTGCATAGGTACGTGCAACAGGGTCATAATTTGATGGAACCTGAAGCTTAATCCCTTTTAGATCAACTGCGACTTTTGCCACATTGGAAAAGGTTTCAGCATCATATTGCAGACCGAGCATAGCGGTATTCGGGTAGCTTAACTTTAGGTCGATGACTTCTGTTAGTGCATCCACATACATCTTGTCGCTGATATATTCTGATGTTGAATTAGGTGTCAATCGACGCACGCGAACTGTCCAGCCAGTATCAGACTTTGGCAAATCAATCCGGTGTGAACGCTCATAGTTTGCGGAAGTTTTATCAGCGATTTGAGTATTTAAAACCTCAGTCCATGTGCCGCGATCAGTTTGTAGATCAATCGCATACTGAATGACGATGCCTTTTACATCACCATTTTCAGCATTCTGCTGACGCAATGGCCCCCATTTAAAGCGCAAACGGATTGCATCCAGATCAGTATTAGTCAGTGAGCGAACCCAAGGCGATTCAGACTTCAGCTCCACATTGATTGCGGTTTCAGAGGAGATATCTGGAAAGCCTTCGATGTGGGTCTGGTCATTGGTGCCATGGCGAAAATCAGCCTGAATATCTTCAAAGTTCCAGCCACCAGCCGGATTTTGTAGCGGTGTCTCTTCCAGATAAACCGATTGCAAGCCACTGGCTAGACCTTCCACCTCCCCCTCAGACAGCCCGTACAGGATTTTTATATAGGTTTTTGACTGAGCTGAGTCTGGTGCAATTACCGCTTTTCTTGCCTTGCCTTCACCTGCTTTTGCGCCTTTAATTACTGCGTTCATACTTTTCCTTAGACAATAAAAAAGGCGCTTATTGCGCCTGTGTTTTTTAAATATTTACATTAAATCTTCTGGATACTGTCCAGCACTTGCGATAAAACCACCAACCTCACGCTGACCGTAAAGCACTGGCACTGGATTGCCTTGCGCTACTGTGGTGACTGCGCCACCAAAGCCCTTGTTTGCCTTGTTGCCGTCTTGGTTCTGGTCTTGGTTTTCAATCTTTGGCATCAACATCATTGCAATACCACCGACCATCATACCGACACCCGCACCAATTAATGCAGCACCAACCGCACCCGCCGAACCAAAGGACATACCAGTCACAACAATACCCACAACCACTAGCACAGCGCCAAGAATGGTTTGAACTGCACCACCTGCACCCTTTACTTTCGGAACAACCTTAATCACCTTGGCACTGGTGCTCATGTCGAGTTCGGTTTCAGAAATATTTTGCTTATCCTGAAAAACGGCAAACTCCAAGCCTTGCTCATGTGCATGTAGCATGAAGTGTTCAAAGCCTTGCACTTGCACTGATAAAGCCCGCATGGCTTCACGGGTATTATCAACAGCTAAATGAAACTCTTTGCCGAACTTCTTGGCTAAAATGCCGTAAAGTCTAATTGTTTTGAGCATATCGAACCACCTTTGCAACTCGTTCTTGCCACTGTGAACCAAACACTTCACGCACTGATTTGCGGCCATACGGATGATGTAAAATGATTGATGAGCCTACACACGATTCTGTTTGTTCGGACTTCAATTCAGTCTGATCTCCAAGCCAAATCACGGCATGGTTTACATGCTCAGTGCGTCCAACACGGCACAGCAGCACATCACCGTATTGCATGTCGCTCACCTCAACAAAGCCAGCTTCACCAAAGCCATCCAGATACAGTGATTTGTTCTCTTTGGATTCCCACCACAAATCCTGTCGTTCAAAGTCAATTAACTTGATATCTAGTTCACGCTGATAAAAATCACGCACGATTGAATAGCAGTCTTGTATGCCGTGAATATAGTTGCGACCCACCAATGGCGCTTTATATCCGTATGGCTCATAGACCTGAAATTCAATATCAGGATAAGCACAGATTACCCATGGCTTTTCATGCAATTCGATCTGAATTAAATCAATCTCAGACGCACGTGCAGAAGCATTCGGATGTGAATGTACATAGGCTTGAATCTCGCCTAAATCCTCTGCTGCTGCTAAATCCTCGTGATGAATTTCAAACTGGTCTTTATTGTCTGAAATATTGCGGCACGGAATGTATTCTTTACCGACAATCACGCCACAGCACTCATCTGGGTAAACTTCAGCAGCATGTGTCTGGATTGCTTTTTTAAGTTTTGCGGTTAGTTTCATCACATTAAACTCGACGCTGGAAAGCCACCAAAGCAGATTTCATTATTGCGAATACGGCATGAAGATAAACGGCCAGAACAGCGATCTAGCGCAGGGTTATCTGTTGGCTCATCCTTATCAGTAAACATCGCTGCACCTGTAAATTGACACGATTCACCCCTATATTCGCCCATCGCGCACCAGTGGCAGTAATTAGAAATCTGCCGAACTGGTATTTTCAGACCCTCAAAATCAATTGGATTCGATAGCTCAAATGTTACTGCGTTGGCATTTTCGGAAGTCTTTTGTTCGATGTACCAAAGCTGCTCTTTTGCTTCGTTTGATGCAGAGGAGTTGCCCTCACTAAAGTTTTCAGCATCAAGGTACTTGGCAAGCGTGGTAATAACTTTGAGCTTCGCGCCTGCGAAGTCACCAAACTGTAAACAGTAAGCAGATACAGCACCTTGCAGCCCACCAATATTGTTCACCATGCTAAAAGTGGGAGCGGAAGCTTTACCATCTGAACGCATCTCTAAACCTGATACTTCAAGCGCCATGGGTTCAAATGTTTGACCTTGCCAGATGATATTTCTGAACCATGTTTTTTCATTGCCCTGCTCGAACACTTCACCAATGAGTTGGGTGGTATCACCCATCAAACCATCAGAGCCAATTAAGCTGTAAATACGCTCCCAATCTTCATAAGAAATATGACCATGAAAACGCAAAATGCCCGCACCTAAAGCACGAGCATCTAGTTCAAACAGCGTGATCAGACCATCTACATACAGCTTTTGAAAATCACTGTTCAGTGTCATTGTATGACTCCATTACTGTAGCAACCGCTTCAGCCAAGCCAGTAGGTTGAAAGTCAGGTGGTGTAATTGATTCAGGTTCTTCAATTTCAGGTTGCGGAAGCTCTTGCAAGCGCAAGTCAACCCAACGGTTTTCGTTAATATCCACCGGATTATCAAGATCAGCAACAATAGACACTGTTTCAAAATCAAACTTTTTCTTATATGTTTTTACTGAGATATCGCCATTTTCCAGTGTTGTATAAATTACTGAAAACAACACATTACCGTTTGCGTCTTTCGGGGTTTCAACATACCAGCCTTCTTGCGCGAAACCTGATGAGCCTTTGATCAAGTAATCGCCAACGCCTAATTTTTCAAACTCGATATTCTGCTGTTGTGCTTCGTAGTTGAGTTCAATTTTATCTGCAAATAATTGAACAATTGGAGATGCCGCTTTGACAAAACCATTTGCGTCAACTGTTGTGTTTCCACTTGAGTAGAGCTTAAACCAAGAACCCATAGATGAAGTGCCATTGCGTCTTCTGAAGTAGATATTGCCATCATTCAGCGTATCTCTTGTAGCCATCTGAAAGACCCTGTGAGATGCGCTTGTTCCTCCAGAATTACTTTGAATAACATGACCCCATGAAAGGTCTACACCAGCAGGGAAGGTTCCCGCAATTCCACCGTTGGATGATGCTATACAAGGCTCGGTAGAAGTATCTATATTAATGGGCGGCGCTAATCCAAGACCGTTCGTCAAGAGTGCCTGAGTTGCTGCCGTACCTAAGCCTAAATTTGTACGTGCTGCTGCTGCTGTGGTTGCACCTGTACCTCCTTTACTTATTGGAAGTGCAGCAGGCAATACTCCTTGAGCTGTTGCACCCAATTGGCTGTAAAGCTCATCATCATTCGCCTGTAGTTTTGCTGAACCTGATCGGAACGTGTCACCGCCTGCGCCTGTAGGTGCTGTACCTGGATTAATTGTTTGTTTAGCCATAATTTACGCCCACAAAAAAGCCCCAACATGTGGGGCATAAAATTGATTGAAGTTAAGGTTTAAAGTCTTGGGTGAAAGTGGTGGAGATGGACCAGATACCACCGCCTAAACTGACTGGCATATAATCCCCTGCGACTACACGAACCTCGCCATCTAGCGGTGAATCCCAAAGGAAAGAATCAGCGCCTTTGTGTGCATCAAAAAAGGCCTTGATCTCTTGTATCAAAGCCTTCTTGCCAGTTTTTTTGTATGCCCATGTGCCTGACCTATTGTTAATCCCTACACTTGTTCGCTGTGTGTATCCATCGCCAAAACTGGACTTAAGAACCTTAAAGCTTGATGTTTGTGAGTTGCCATCTAGGTCATTGCACCAGGTGAATTTTTGATTGCTCATTTAGATAATAGGCCTCCTTGACGTTGCTCTTGTCGAATCACCGTACGAACTGCATTACCAATCATCTGACCAAGTTGCTTCTGATCTGACTGATTGGATTGTGTTGTTACACCTGAATCGGTGACATGAACAGTGATATTTACATCGCCCGAACCAGAGCCATTCGCAAGATAGTTCTTCAAGTCAGCATTCGTCCGACTATCCACAACACGTTCCCCCTTATCTAGCAGCCATGTGCCTTCTTTCGGGATATTGTCGATACCGTCGTGGGCCATACCTGCAATGGTTTGACCGGCGATTAGGCCAACTGATGCATAGCCCATACCGCGAACCAAAGTAGATGCTGGAATACCTAGAATTGGGCCAAGCTCTAGCGCTCTTGTTGCAGCCAACTCTGTGCTAATAATAGCCTGACCAATCGCAATTGCTTGCTGCATTAAGAACATGGCCTTATAAGCGCCTGACTGCTCTCCCGCACTGTCCTTGACCATTTGAGTCATAGATCCCCAAACGGTTCCGGCTTGCGAGAGAAGCATTCCGTAGACCTCTAGCTTATCCTCATAATTTTGGACTTCTAAATCCTTGACTCTTTCATGATAATCAACATCAATGGCAGCCATTCCATCACGGTATTCTTGATGCGCTTCCAGTAATGCATCGTAACGCTCATCGTCAGTCGAATAAGCATCACTGGTCATGATGTCCTGCTCGACTCTGACGCGCTCACTCTTCAAACCCAGTTGAGAATTTGAGCGATCATTTTCCAGTGACCAGCGATCATAGTCTTGCGGCGACATTGTTGCTTGAGCAAAGATTTCATCAGCTCCATAAGAAAGGCCTTTAATACTTTCTCGCATGGTTTGTTGTACGTTTTGAGCATGGAAGCGAGCTTTTTGAAGCTCGATAGCATATTGCTCATCGAGGGCTTTGAGTTTTAATTGCTTAAGCTCATCATTATATTTGCCAGACTCATTTACAATAATTCGCTGAGTCTCATAAAAATAATCAAGCTTCTGCTCTTCAGACCACTTAAAGGTATTAATTTCCTCAGTGATCTGGCGAAGATACATCTCCTCTTCATACTCATAACGAGCTTTTGCTTTGGCTAGATATTCAGATTCTTGTGGCCCGAAATTGGCTTTTTGAATTTCCTCAAGTTCGCGTTTAAGATCAACAGAGAATTTCGCAAAATCATCCATGTAATCATACGAGATTGCGTCACGCGCCCGGGCTTGCTCTTCGAGCAACCTGTTTAATTCTTGCTGAGCCTTATTGTTTTCCTTGGTGGCTTTGGCTGCTTCGTTTTGTTTTTTAATCCACTCATCCGAGCCTTTGGTTACACCAGCCTGACTGTTTTGGATTTTTGCCATAGCAGAAACAGACTGATTAACAGCATCGTTATAAATACGATTAATAGAGTTTGCTACATCATCGGCAACCTGAGCATTATCTTGAGCCGCCATCTGGACAGGGCTGTCTTTATTAACTTGAGCATTTGTGGCACCCAAAATAAATGCCTTGGTAATTTTAACACCCGGCAATTTATCAAAAAAACTTCCGCCTTCCGCAGCTTTATCAACCATCTGTTTTGATTGCGCAGCCTGAGCAGCAAGACCAGCGATGCTATTGGTGAGCATCTTAACGACCGCATAAACCCCCATGCCGGTTGCAGCCACACCCTTAAATACCTCACCAAGCGTTTCGCCAGCATCTGACATTAAGTTGGTTTGCAATGTAGCATCAGAAAGACCGTCGCCAACCGACACAAGTGCAGGCATCAAACCTTGAATAAATTGATTTTTAACGCCTTGCACCTGAAGATTAAGCAAATCCATTTGAACACGAAGCTCATTTGCTTTTTCTATGGCGTGCTCGTCCATGATTACACCAGCGCGTTCAGCAGCATCAGCCCAATATTCAAAACCTTTACCACCATCTCTTAAGAGCGGGATAAGGTTGGTTGTATCAGATGCCATGCTTTCTAAATAGAAAGACATTTGTTGCTGAGTAACGCCTGCTTCTTCAAGTTTATCTACATAAAGTTGTAGCGCTTTAGGGCCGGAAAGATTCTGCATTTCAAGCGCTAGTTTTCGTGCAGCCTCTGCCGAACCCTCTGTTTTAATCGCGATCTGCTCAAAGAAATCAACTGCACCGCCGGAACCAATGGTAATAAACTCACCCAACTTTTCATTAAAGTCTTTTAACTGGTCAGATAGCTTTTCCGAGCTGATCCCCATGGTCTCAGCGCCCACAGCCATTCTCTGAAATTCTTGTGTTGTTGTATTTGAGATGGAAGCAAAAGTCTGTAGCTCACGAGCGGCATTTGCATATTCGTTTGCCATGGCAAGCACACCAGCACCTACAGCCGCAGCGCCTGAGACAGCTATTGCACCATAGGTTAGTACGCTTTTTTTCATCGCATCAAAACTGGTTACGGTTTGTTTTTCTGCCGTTTTAATTGGCGCTGTAAAGCCAGCGGTTCTGGTTACCAGATCAAGGGTTAATGTTCCCAGTTTTGTGCTCATATAAAACCTCAGGCAATAAAAAAGCGCCCTTTCGGACGCTTTGCTGTTTATCTTCTATGTAATTAATTCCATTCCAAGCCACTTACATCAAATGTAAACTGCTTTTTCCCTTGCTGATAAAAGGGCACTTCAATTACTAATTTTTTGCTATTTTTCAGCTGGCTTATAATTTTACTTTCGGTTTTATCATAAGCAACAAACAGCAAGTCTGAAGCGTGACTATCAGGCTCAGACATGGTTATTGATTGCACTGCGCCATCATCGAATTTAAAGGCAGCCTCGCAATTTTGTATTCCGCAAAGAATTTGACCCTTGGTGATGCTCACCATCACATCAACTTCTGATCCGCGCTTTCTTAAAGCCAGTATCAACTTTGATCCACCGTTGTATGGAAAGTCAAAATCAACCGTATTGGTACTAACTGTGGTTGCAAATCTAGATTCAATCCCTCGCATCTCATCTTTGGATGCTTCGTATTGCCAATTTTTTGGTTTTACATTTTCCGATTCTGTTGCTTGAGTTGTCGACACTACCCCTGATGATGTGCTAGGCGTCTTATCGGAATACATCCAAATTATGGCAGCTAATCCCAAAATACACACACATACCCAAGTTAAAACACTAGTTTCCTTTGGCTGTTTTGCACCACACATTGGGCAACCTTCAGCCTTATCACTTACCGGCGCACCGCATTCCTTGCAAGGCTTTATAGCCATAACTCACCCCGAATATTAATTATTCAAGACAAGATACTAATTATTAGGTGAAAAAGAAACCAAGCTAACCTGATTTCTTCTTAATGGCTAACATCCGCTCTTCTTCAAAAGTTAGCTCTGGAACTTTCTCATGCGGCATAAATACGCGAGCATCAACACGCTTGTCTTCTTCAACCTTGCCATTAAAATAAAGCGCGTATAAGTTACCCGCGCCCTGCTCTATGCGTCGGCCCATGTTAAATGAGCCGTATTTATGGCGATATGCCTGCCAGACCCTTAGTTCTTTTGGAGTGATTTTCTTTTTGGCTTGCTCAATGGTTCTTCCACCGATTCCGTTGAGGACGAGTTCACACCAGAGCTCGTGCTCTTCAACTTCAATTTGTTCTTTCCCAAAAAATCATTCACTTCATTCGAAGCATCATGAATCGCACCAATAATGGCTGGGTGAAGGTTTCCAACTTCTTCAATCGTAGAGCACAGCGGCTTCTTCGTATCCGCATTAAAGACCGTAAGCAAAACCCGACGCTTCACAACATCCGCGACAGTGATTTTTTCAGGATCTTCACCTTTAAACATATTCGTCACTTCATCGTAACTCAATGCTTTAACCAAAATATCTACTTCAAACTCTTCATCATTAATAATGAATTTCGGAGATTTTGGAGATAAGTCAGATAGGGCTGTGCTTGAGAGTGCTAAAAGTTCAGATGTATTTAACTTAGCCACCTGTCACCACCTTAAATTCATCAGTTACTTCAGTTTGGCGTTTCATTGGAATGGTGTGATTTACCAGCGCATCAGCATTAAATACCGGTGAGCCTTTGCGCAGAATTGCACGGAAAGATGACCATGTACGATCTTCTGGGAGTGTCACGGTATTTCCGGAAACTGTTGGTGCAGATTCACCATCAGACCAGCCCACATGAACACCTACTTCTGCACGCTCAGCCGCAAGCTGCAGTAAGGTCATGTGAGTTGCGTTTTTAGGATCAGTATCAATCTGGATTGAACCTTCACCCGGTGTAGTTAAACCCCAATCCGAAGTTGCTGTGGTTTCTTCTTCCAGACAGGTTGTACTGATTTCAGTAGTACTGTCATCGCCAAGCACTAGAGCTTTGATGCAGTTCATTTTTGTTAGTGTTGGAGTATCGCCATGTAAAATCCATACATGCGTACCCTGAGATAAAACACCTTTCTTCGCCATGAGTAGCTACTCCTCAATTTTAGGCATAAAAAAAGCACCCGGTTGGGTGCTATGTGGAAAATTCTTTTTATCGATCTACAAACCAGTTTGAATCAAAACCAGTTCGATACATCTTGCTGTCTGGATCACGCTCATTTCCTCGCAGACCAGTTACAGTGCACGAGTTATCAGCCTCAAAAGCCCTACGAACCGCTTCACGGATATTTCGCAGGTCATCCGCATTCGCTGTATAGATATCAACTTGGATCGTCACATGATCGATATTTGCCGGACAATCTAAATGATTTTGCGGAATACCAGAGATATCCTGCCAGACCAGGTACGGCGGCTTTGGTTTATCTGGTGCAAGACCAAATTCAAATGCACGTAAAATCCCGCCAGATTCCAGATAAGACTTAACTTCATCACTCGCATTAAGTAATGGGAAAATAGGTGCTGTCATATAGCCTCACGTAATGCTTTGGTGATTTCAGCATCAAATACCTGGACAAACTTGGTTGTGACCTTATCAACATTATTAGCTAAAGCAGGTCTTAAAAATGGAGTGGCTGGAATCTTGCTGGTACCAAACTCAATAAATCTAAAGTGCCGAGTATCTCCACCACTTAAGCCAGCCGTGCTGACAGAGTATTGATTCTGACCTGCTCCACCTTTCACCCCCACTCGAATCTTAATCTCATTAGGATTACGGCTCTTACCACCTTGGGTCACAATATTCTTATGAATCTTTTCCCGTGTTTCAGGATCATCAATTTCCTTTGCATTGCTACGTGCAGCATCGCGAACAAGATTCATCGCTTGGCGCCCGGCTTTTCGTGCAATTTGCTTGGCTTTTTTAGGATTTGAAAGCTGCTTGAGTTTTTTATTCAGCTCATCCAAGCCTTCAATATTTAACTCGACTGTTGCCATTCTGATTCACCTTCTGCAAGATTGAGCGTCAACCACTCAAGGCCACTTTCATTGTCTGGTACTGGATCACCGTCAATCTTCCAGTACTTACCCCGGAAATATAGACGCATGGTTGAATCAATCTGACTTGCCTTTGAGCTGTAACGAATGCGACAACGTGCAGTCATGCTTGAATCAATCGCTTGAGCTTGCAGCTGGTCACGCGTAGATAAGGCCTCGTGTTTTCCCCAGACTGTACAAAACTCTGTCCAGGCTTGAGTAATACGGCCTGTGGTTTTGTCTTGGGTTTCGGTAAAGGCTTCAATATGGATGCGATGTCTTAAAGGACCTGCTCTCATCTATACCCCCAGATCTAAACGGTATGGATCAAGCAACCACAAAGCGCCTTTCGGCAACTCATTTACCGTGGTACTGGTTTCATCTTCCCGATTTTCATAAAGACTGCCCAAGATCAATAAAACAGCCGCTTCAATAGATGGATTGATAACAATGCCCTGCATAGCCATTTTGGTATTGCGCTGAGCTTCTTTCTTAAGGTTTTCAGCCGCAGATAACAGCATATTTCTTGAGACTGGATCTGTAACCAGATTAGCTGCATCGCAACTCTCTTTGTATTTCACAAGCTCATAATTTAGCTGGTCCAAAGTGAGAGAAATCGCATCTGTCCATGCAGCTGAAGTGGCATAAAAAAAGCGATTCAAATATTGAGCCGCTTTATCTTCCGCTGAATTCAACTTAGCCAGGACATCACCGCCAGTATCTTCATCTACTCGCAAATGAACCATAGCTTTTTCAATGTTAATAACTGGCATGATATGACCTTACTTTGTTTTGGTTTCTTTGGCTTTTTCTTCTTCAGCAGCTTTAGCCTTGGCCTCTTCTTCAGCCTTTAACTTTTCCTCAGCTTCGGCTTTAGCCTTGGCCTCTTTTTCAGCTGCAGCTTTGGCTTTTTTTTCCGCATCAGCTTTAGCTTTGTCAGCTGCCGCCTGCTCAGGGTTAATGGCTAATTTTTTCTTGATAAGCTCACCGGCTGTAATATCTGGAATCTCAGCTTCATCACCTTTGACGTAAACCTTATTTCCAAGCATTGCAGCATCTAAGAATTTAATTTTCATGTTCTAAACTCCAAGGTGAAAGGGCCGACTGGCCCCTTCGGGATTTTAATTAAGCTGGAAATTCACCTTTTACGAATGCTTCTGGGCGATACACAGCCAATGCCAGACGCTCTTCACAACGAACAGAGATCATGTTCTTTTCAAAGTCATCAGCATTTTCGGTTGAGATCACTACGTTTGCATCTTCACGGTCAAAGATTTGAGCAGCCTCAGCAAAGCTACCAGTCAAAAATTTACTAGCCATTGCTGCATGATTGGTTTCAGCAACAGGCAACCCCCAAAGACTTGGCGTATTAGGTGAGAACGGGTTAGTAAACAAGTATGCACCGGTAGTGTCTTTCAGTAATTCAATTGCAGTCCAATCATTCATGTGTAGCACATGACCTGTTGCAAACACATCCGCCAAAGCAGCTTGCAGCATGGCCAAACGCATAGTATCTACGCGAGTCGGTGATGCAATCGTAATTGGAGCTGAATAAGCAGTTGCCTGAGTATAAATACCATGCAGGTTGTTACCAGTGCCTGAACCAAATAACAGTTGCGCATCTTCAACACGCTTAAGGCCATTAAGCAAACGACCATTGATAAAGCTTTGTAACTGAGGCAAGTCATCAAGGATCTGCTTAGATGCTTTCAGCATGTGAGCAATCGTTTTCACACCTTCCAGCACTTCTTCAAATGTTAATTCTGAATATGGCTTGGTGGTGTTTTCAGCTACTGGTGCAGCGTTATTGGTAAATCCAGTTTCACGTAAGTAAGCAATCGCATTACTGGCCGTTTGACCTGGAGCTAATAGGTCACGGATGGTCACGCGCTGATTTGGCGCAGTCACAATACGAGTCGAACCATCAACAGGGTTTACTGCAAATGATGTCAGTGCATTACGGGGAACAGCTACACTGATACGTTTTCCAGAGGTTGCATTGCTTGCAAATGAAATAATCTGCTCATCTTTTACAGCAAGATCACCTGCACGAGCATCCACTTGTGCACCTGGATTACCAGTGCCACCACGTGCAAATAATTGCTCAGCTTCACCCAACTTCACCTGTAGGTCATTCTGGGCTTGGCGCAAGTTGTTTAGATCAGTCAGCGTTTTATCTACTGTTTCTTTGGTTTCAGCAGATAGATCATTGGCTTTTTTCGCTTCATTTAAAGCATTTTCAGCCAGTGGTTGAACTTTTTCAGTAAGCGCTTTAAGTTGATTATTTACTTCTTTAAGTGCCGCTGCAGCTTGGTCTTTAGTTTGATCAGTCATGATTTTTCATCTCTCAAAAATAAGAAAACCGCCATATAGGCGGTCATAAAAATTGGTATTAGGCTTAAGTGCTGAATTTCTCGGTAGCGTTACGCATACTTTGAAGAACACTTTCGAGTACATCATTGCTAGCGCTTGGCGTAGCTTGGTTGGTAGCGCCAGGCGTACCCTTTAAATCTTGAATAAGTTCCCGTCGTGAGCTTCGAGACATTCCCGCTTTGGCAAGCAAGATATCTGCTTTATGGGCAGCGACTTTTTCTTTAGTGAAGTTCTTTGTATCTTCAACAACCACATCAGATGGCAGGAAGGCGTCGGCAAAGCCACTATCAATAGCATCACGCCCATTGATCCAGCGCTCTTTATCCATATCTGCTTTAAGTTCATCCATACTAAGGCCAGACTTCACATGGTAAATATCAGCAATCGTGTCATCGATCTGTTCAAGGAAATCCGCTGTTTCACGTAAGTCGTTGCGATTACCCCAAAGCCCTGTCCAGGCATTGTGAATCATAAAGAATCCAGCACGGGCAATTTGAATCTCATCGGCTGCCATGGCAATAAATGATGCTGCTGAAGCTGCAACCCCCAATACACGTACAGTCACATGGCCTTTGTATTCGCGAAGCAGGTTGTAAATAGCCAGACCTTCAAATACATCACCACCCGGTGAATTGATATTGACTACAACATCAGCGCCATCAAGTGAACGCAATGCCGCGCTGATTCGCTTAGCAGTTACACCAGAGTCATCCCAGTAGTCATAACCAATCGGATCATAAATACCAATCGTGTTGTCATTTTCATCTGATGCTTTAATTGCAGGATTCCAACGATCAAAAGCCAACGGCGAAACACCACCTTTTTCTTTTGCATTAAAATTAGCGACTGGCAGCAGGTTTCGTTTGCTCATTATTATCACCTTTGTAATTGGTCCCGACTTTATCAAGCGGAATTAATGCCGATTGAATTGTATAAATTTCCCCACCCGCAATAGGCGCTTCATTTTCTTTGCGTCTTACTTCATTTCGGTTATACCAACCATTGTTGAGTGCAGATGCATAATATTCAGCACGGCCTTTTGAGTCTGCCCGCAATAAGCCTTCCACACCAAACTCAACGTAATAGGTTTCAAACTCTGCAGCACCAATCAGGCACCGTGAAATTTCCTGTTCAATATTGACCAGTAATGGACGCAAGGTATTGGTCAGGAATTGCATGTTCATGCCTTCAACACTGGAGGCCCATGAGCTTTGCTTATCCAAATGTCCAACCATGAATGGTGGTACCCGGAACCAGCGGCAAATTTCCTCAATTTCAAATGTCCGGGTTTCTAACATCTGAGCCGCTTCAGGATTCATAGTGATACCGTGGTATTGCATACCATTTTCAAGCACCATCATTTTTCCGGCATTCTTGGATCCCATGAATTTCTTCATATTGTCTCTAAGTGAATCACGCTGATCCGGCGTTAATTTCCCCTGGGCAGATAAAAGACCTGATGTTTGCAAACCGTTTTCAAAGAACTTTGCTGCGGCTTCTTCAGCAGCCTGTGCAGCCCCAATGGTTTCACGCGCTTTCTGGACCTTAAATAAGCCCATCACCCCATCGATACCAAAACCACGAACATGCATCATGTTTTTTTCAGTGATTTCACGCTTAGCACCACTTTCTGTGTAAGTGTATTTCAGCATTCCATTGGTCTTGTTTCTGGTCACTACCATGTTTTGGGGTAGCAATGGATTCAATGAAATAATCCGGCCTGATGCACTGCGAATAATTTCAATGTATGAATTTCCCCATAGGCAGATACTGGCCACAATCATCAGCATGAACCGGCTTGGCGTCATTTCATAGTTTGGTGACCGGCACAAAAGATTGTAGAGCGGATGCTTAACTGCAACATCCCGGCTACCGTCCGCTTTTCGCTGATAAATCTTAAGAGGCAGCGTTGATACTGTTTCTGAAATCAAACTCACACATGAAAAAACGGCGCTCAATTGAAGCGCCGAATCTACAGTTACATGCTTACCACTCGATGTGGCCAATAATGCCCTTAATAATTCAGGCTCCAGACTCAGATGCCCATCAAGCCCAAGGAAGCGCAAAGCTGCTTGAGCAAACCGACCCGGCTTCTTTGTACTCATTCAACACCTACCATAATTGGATCATCATAAAATTCATCACCTGTAGGTTCCCCTGCAAGCACCATTGCCCGACTGATGCCCATTAATAACGCTACAGCACCATCGATTTTCTTAAACTTCTTTTCCTTATCCGGGAACTCGGTTTCATTTTTTCCTGTTTTAGAAATAACGTTGCCGATCATCCAGCTAAGAATTGGGTTTCCATCATGATGAAAACGACCTGCAGCAATAGCAGCTTCAAGCTCCTTCATTGCTGGTGAGAATGTCTTTGTGGTTTTGGGCATCTTGATTGAGGTATATCCAGCATCATCCACAGTTTTTGCAATCTGGAATCCACCCCACTCATCGTAAGGAACCTCAGTCAAAGGCACTCGCTGAGCATCTTCGATTAATTCCTTTGCAATTTGATTCAGGTCATTCTCATAGCCATCACAGACATTCAGCAGGCCTTTGTTGAACCATTTCTGATACCGCTCAACTACCTGCTTTTCATCACCGCTATAAACCGTGTCTTCAGGTAGATAGAACTGCGGATCTATACAGTAGTAATGCAGTCGACCATCATCCTCAATTCTGTAAAACAGGTTGATACGTGCTGCAATATCAATTTTTGATGATAGATCCACACACATCATGCAAGGCGTTGCTTCAAAGTCATCAATGTTCAGGTCTGGATTACCGCAAGCTTTCCACTTTTCCATGTTGAAAAATGCAGATTTTGCTGATACCCAAACGTTTAAGTGCTTAGTTTTAAAAGCACCTTGCTTTGATGCGTTCTGAATTGCCCGGCGTTGCTGAGATTCCAGATAGTCCGAATAAACAGAAACCCCATAATTGGGGTTTGCTTTGGCCAGTACTGCCGGATCTGTCCAGTCATCTCCCTCATCAATGGTCCATATCCAGCCAAACAGCTCATCATCTGGTACGGTATCCAAGAGCATTTCCTGAACACGTGCACGTAAATCATAACAAGGGCCTTCAATATTGAAGCCAGCTGTTGTGATTGTGAAAATCATAGGCTGTCGACGTGCACCCATACCGGTCTGCATGGTGTCATACAGCGCAGATGTTGGATGCTCATGGAATTCATCGACTACAGCACAATGCGGTGACTGGCCATCAGGTGGATCACCAATGATAGGCTCAAAGATAGAACCTTCATCTGGAATCTCTAAGCTACCGGCATTAATCAGTACGCCAGCTGCTTCAATGAAGTCTGGCGAACGTACCGCCATTAAGCGTGCAGGTTTAAAAACTTCCCAAGCCTGCTTCTCGGTGGTAGCACCAGCATAAACTTCTGAACCAAATTCACCATCATTGGCAAACATGTTGAGAGCAACACCAGCGGCAATCGCAGACTTACCGTTTTTACGCGGCACCTCCCAATAGCTTTCACGGAAGCGGCGGTACCCATCTTTTTTACGAACCCAACCAAATGTGCAACCAATACCAAACTTTTGCCAGGGCTCAAGCGTGATACTCAGACGCTTCATTGCCCACTCACCCTTTGTATGGGGCAGCAACTCAATAAAAGCGATCTTCTTTTCTGCTAGTTTTGGCTCAAATTTATAAGGAAAATCTTTATTTTTTGACTTAATCAGGTCATCTAAGTGGCGTTTACAAGCAAGTCTTACCCACTTACATGCAGGTATTTTTCCTGAAACAACCTGCTTTGCCCATCTATTTGCAATGCCAACGTTTGGGAAAGCTGTCATTTCGGCCTCGCTACATATTCAGCACCTGCGCAAATTTATTTGTTTTAGGTTTATTACCCCCACCACCTAACCGCCCCCGGGAAGATGGATCCAGACCCAGCATTGCCCCAAAAGAAGCCATCTGTTTTGATGCCTCATTCACTGCAGTCAAGGCTGGATTTTTAATCGTACTGCCTTGCGCTGTTTCCAGTGTGGGTCCATTCTCGACTACTTCTTTTTGGGCTACGCGCAAGTTGTGATAAGCCATGCAGAACATTTCCACGTTGTGCATGTCTGTAATTTTAAGAACTTTGTTTTTTAATAATTCCGGAATAACCGAGCGCCACATTATCTCAGCGTACTCCATCTCTGAAAGATATTCTGGTACTTCAATATCTACGACATCAGCAAATTCAGGCACATTGGTATTGAGAGGACGTCTGCCCGGGTTGCCAGCTGCCCGTTTTGCTTCCTGCGGTTTTGGCTTTCGGCCACGCCCAGGAACAGAAGAAACTCCACCCATTTGTCAACACCCTGAATTTTTAATTTCGCGCACGTAAAAATGAACGGAGGGGGGCGGTCATTTAGGCAAAGGCCCTGAACTCTCGACCCACCCCTCCCCATCCGGAAGATTTTTAGCCTTCATTTCTTGCATTTTTTGCCTGCTCTTTCATGATGCCGACCAACATATCTAACTGCTCTTCATATTCATCACCAAGCAAGTGGAATAAGTCAGCAGATGCACGCAACATGATTGTTGAAGCAAATACTTCTTTTGCTTCTTGCTGCTTAATATCATCCGCAACAGTTTTTAAGTTCTTGTCGTAAAGTCGGTGAGCTGAGCGCGAAGCTACAACACCAACATGAGTGATTCTTTTACGCATCTTATTTTCCTTCTGTAGCTGTTTTCTCTCTATGACACGGCGCACACAACGACTGTAGATTGTCTGGATCATCTGTACCACCATGAGCCTTAGCCTTGATGTGATCTACGTCTGTAGCCTCAGCCACACGCCCAGCAACGGCGCATTTCACACAGAGATAGTTATCACGCTTCATGATGCTTTCACGCAGTACTCGCCATGCATGACCATAGCCACGTGCCGTAGTTGATCCTGATCGGTCTTGGCGTGCTGTCCAGTTGCTGCGCTTATGTGCATGCTTATCACAATAGCCTTGTTCTTTTGGTGACTTGGTTAGGTTTGGGCAGCGAAACTCACGGCATGGTCTGCTCATATCCATCAATCCAAATAAGGCGACTTAGGTTTATCTTCATCATCTTCGGTCTGCATCATCGCTATCAGCTCATTGTTCTGATCCATGATACGAGCCATGACTTTATTTTGTTCTGCCAATAGATTGCTTTGAGCTGTCGTCGCCTGGCTTTGGTTGCTCATTGCTTGAAGCATCTCGACCAGTAAGGCGTTCGATACACAGCCGCATTCTTTCTTTTGCTCGTTCACTTTGCTTCCTTATCCATTCACGGTTTCTTTCACACGATGCACATGTCATCTGAATCACCCAAGGTCACATTGATTTCGCTAAGCAGGTATTGATTGACTTGATCTACAGTGGAGACATTCACAAATACCAACTCAACATCTTTGATTGCCAGGCCAGTCTCAGCCTCAAACAATCGCTTACGATCAGCTATGTCTTGGTATAAATCCCGCTTAAAGGTATCGAGTCGTTCTTGATCACTTGTACCCACGGCGCTATCTCCGACTTAAATTGATTTGAATGTTCTTCATGCGAGTACGGATGTTTGCCATTACCTCATCAATAGCCATCATCTGTTTGCTATTCATGAATGCTCGACTTAGGTTCTGGTACTTCACCAACTCATCGTGCAATTCATTTAGATTCTTTTGCGCCTCTTTGACATCCATACGCACCACCAATAAGAAAAGAAAAACCCCTCAACATCTAGAATGCGAGGGGCTTTATTTGCCGTAATACGTCCGGCGAATTTTAAGAATAAAAAAAGCCTGTTTAACTCTCTCTCCAATTAAACAGGCTTGACTTGCGCTACAACTTATTTCTTATTTGCAGGGCTACCATATTGTTTAAGTATTTCAATCTAATGACATGGCTATTTGTTTGAGTGATTGTTATTCAACTTCTTTCAAACAATCCCGACACACTTTGATTTCTTCATCAACCGTGTAATCGATTTCAGTCACACCGTGAAGGCCGAATAAACACATTAAGAATCGGAGCATTACTTTTCTCCAGACAAAAAAATACCTCCTTTACAGGGAAAGGAGGCAGAAACTTAATAGAAACTACAGCCATAGAATCTGGCCCGCATTATATACATAATAATATTATATGCAAGGCTGTACCCTTAAATTGAACCTTGCAATAAAAAGCCTGCTTAGCTGGAGGGCTAAACAGGCCGTGGAGTATTACATTATACTTGTTGTTGTAGCGTTCTAGGAATGAACACAAGATACCAGTTGCTCACCACAAATAAGTATAAGAAATATATGCAGAATGTTTTAACGTGTAATAATTAAGTTATATTTATCAATAAATTGATCATCATTTAGTCAAAAATATCACTTAATAATCAATCTTGTTTATCTGGCACGCCATGTAGGACTCGAACCCACAACCATTGGTATAGAAAACCTATGCTCTTTCCAGTTGAGCTAATGGCGCATAAAAAAGGATATGACGATCTGCCACACCCTTGCCTTAGATTACGATACTGACCAGCTCGGCAACTGATCTACCGCTACTCACAATCCCACACACCTAACATGCACGGTCCGCTTTACTTGCTTTCAATCCTCTTTAGGTCGGGACGCTACTCCCTAGTCTAAATTCCCGAAGGAAGTTTACTCGATGGCATGTTCCACTGCTCGGCACTCCAGAAGGCTTGGGTCGCCTTTTCACAGGCATTAAAAAAGCCCACCATTTGGCGAGCTTTCAAATCAATCTAGTGCTTTAACGTACACTTCGATCACTATAACATAAATATACACATATATGGCGCACCAAGCAAATATTATTTTGAAAGCTTGTTCTTTAATTTAAAATCATATAAAACAATGTATTAACTACTTTAGAATAAGCTTATGAATGAAAGATGATTAATTGTCTACATATTAAAAAAATCGCGACTTATAATTCTATTGGTGTAGAAATAAATGACCTAAATAAAGTCAACTTTATCTATGGTGGTAACGGTTGTGGGAAAACAACTATTTCAAATTTTTTATTTCATCATACCCATCCTGATGAATCTGCTAGCAATTATTCTTCATGTAACATTGCATTTAAAAGCCTAGAAAAGATCAAAATTTTAACTTATAACAAAAAGTTCAGGGATCTAAATTTCTATAAAGATTCTGAAATACCGGGTGTTTTCACGTTAGGTGAGGCTTCAATTGAGGAAATACAGGCAATAAATAGCAAAACAGAAGAGTTAAATCTAGCAAATAAAGAATTAAACAAGACTCAAACTCAAATTACTAACTTTACTGAATTATCAAATAAACAAGAAAAAGAATCGATAGAAAAATGCTGGGACGTATTCAAACAATATGAAGATGATTTCAGACCAGCTCTTCTAGGTTCTGGATTTTTGGGCTCTAAGGCTAACTTCAGAAAAAAAATTTTAAATACATTACCTTTGGGCGGGAGAATCATCAAACCACATTCTTCTCTTGTTGATCGCACCAAAACACTTTTTTCAACAAAATTAGAAACACTCGATGAAATTCACCTTAATGAATCAAATCCCCTAGAACTTTATGAATCATCAGATATTTGGAAAACAATTATCATTGGTAAAAAAGACTTAGATATAGCTAAATTAATTAATAATTTAAATATTACAGATTGGGTAAACCAAGGACGTTCATACATAAATGATTCAACTTGCCCTTTTTGCCAAAAAGAAACTATTGATGATGTTTTTAAAAGCAGACTTGAGGAGTATTTTGATAATGAATTCGAAAACAAGGTAAAAAATCTAAAAGCTTTGCAAGAAAAATATGAAATTGCTTGTACTAATTTGATTAAAGAATTAGAAAACGTCTTAGCCAAAGAAATAAGTAGAAACAGTAAGCTCAATATAAAAGAGTTTGAAATCGAATTAGAAAGTCTTAAAAACCTACTAAGATTAAATATTCAATTATCACGGGAAAAGCTAACCAGTATAAGTAGCATAATAGAATTAAGCTCATCTAATGATATTTTTAATGAAATTACTTCACTTATTAACAGTGCAAATATCGAGATTAAAAATCACAACGATTTAGTTAATTCACATGTTCAAGAAACCACTAAGTTGACTTCAGAAATTTGGGATTTTTTAACATTCGAAGCTAATCACCGTATTTCATCACATGAAACTCAAATAGAAAATCATTGTAAGGCCCTCAACGGAATGAAGGCATCTGAAGAGAAAGGAAAAGAAAAAATTCAGCGCTTAAGCAATGAGCTTTCCCAATTAAATTCAACTTCAACAAGTGTACAGCCTGCAGTAGATGAGATTAACCTCTTATTAAAAGGATTTGGTTTTACTAATTTCAAAATTGATAAAGCTGAAAAGCCTAATCATTACTGGATCAAACGTGATAATGGTGACAATGCCTTGCACTCACTAAGTGAGGGTGAATCTACATTTATTACTTTTTTGTATTATCTACAGGTAGTTAAAGGCTTATCAACTAAAGATGAGGCAATCACAAGCAAAATCTTAGTTATCGATGATCCAATTTCAAGCTTAGATAGCAATGTATTATTTATAGTAAGCACATTAATTAAAAATCTTATAAAAGGTACAATATCTAGAGATAGCACACTGGGTATTAAACAAATTATCATCCTTACTCATAACGTATATTTTCATAAGGAGATCTCATTCCAACTCCAAAAAGATGATTCAAATCATGTTAATTACTGGATATTAAGAAAAAAAGAAAACACGACATTCATTACAAATCATGGTAAAAACAATCCTATTTCCTCAACATATCAAATGCTTTGGAATGATGTAAAAGAAGCAGACAAAAGTAGCTCAACATCAATTCAAAATATCATTAGAAGAATTCTAGAAAATTATTTCAAAATTCTAGGAAATTACAGCGACACACAAATTATTGATGAATTTAATACATATGAAGAAAAGAAAATTTGCCAATCATTACTGCATTGGATAAATGATGGATCTCATTGCATTCCTGATGATTTATTTATTCAACCCATAGATTCAGAAAAAGATATTTATTTAGATGTTTTCAGAAAAATATTTGAGAAATCTGGACATGAGGCTCACTACAATATGATGATGGGTATAACTAATCATTGATGATTAGTTATTTCATTTTGAAAATAAAACTCTATTTATTTAATAGAGTTTTATTGGTTACATATAAACTCTAATCTACAATCCAACCAGGTTTCCCCAGCAAGTAAATATTTATCGATTATGCGCCTGTCAACTTTACTTAATTTTTCCAAAGCTCGGATTGACAACCCCTTCAAATAATGAAACTCAATCCACTGGTACAGATCTGGCCGTGAAAAGCGCAACTGCGTCACCAGGTGATCAATAGCAACCAAAGCATCATCATCCAGCATCACCTGAATACCTGACGACTTCTGCCCCTCTTTCAAACGCATCAAACCATATGTAGGTGAGGTATAAGTCAATTCACTTGGATTATATGAAGCATGACGCGCCCACTTACCCCACTGCGCCAATTCATTCTGCATCATTCGAACCGTTGGTTTTACTTCTACAATTGCGCTCATTTATATTCTTCCCTTAAACCTTCCAAAATCTTTTAAAAACCAACATTGCTGCATCACGTGCATGCTCATTCGTGCGGCCAGTCCAACCGGTGATCTTCTTAAATAGATCCGCTTTGGTTTTAGTAGCATTTGCCTTTGGGTGAACCATGATGTAATTGAACTCCTGCTCCTTACACCAGTCCTCCCAGATCTGTGCATCACGCTTTACTGACCCAACGCCTTGAGCTTTTTCTTTACCACCAGTAAACCAAGTGCGTTTACGTGCATCTTCGATATACAGCTTTAAATTATCTTTCCCATGAATCGCTTTTATTTCCTGAACCGCCTGCATTGCCTTGGTGATGCTTAAGCACTCCACCTGGTGCAACTCCCCACCGGAGCCATGGTCGATTGCCACGGCGTAACCGGTTTTAACTCCTGTATCGATGCCGATGAGGATTTTCAAATCACAAACTCCTTATCATCTTTGCACCAGCACACATATGCGATTTGTACTGTTAAGTTGCGGTACCCAATACCTTGGTCAAAATCAAACAAGCGGCCCCCATAGATATATTTCAGTTGCAGGTAGAAGGACTGAGCCATGAAGAAATTTTCGAATTGGTCTTTCATGCTGCACCACCAAATAAATCAGGTTGAGCAGCCGCTGGATTCATCCATAAACATTCAATTCGGGTATCAGTGCCGCGGCCAGATGAAATACGCGCTTTAATTTCTACCTTTTGCCAGCCTTTGAGCATTTCTTCATACAAATCGGATTGGTAACCGGAAAGCATGACCATTCCGTCTAGCTCGAGTAATGTGTTGAGTAAATCCAGGTGATCTTTATCATCCATCTCATGACGGTAAACTCGACCAGTTTTGGCACCTTCATAACGGGTATCGTGAACATACGGCGGATCCACATAATGCAAAGTGGTAGGCGCGTCATGATCTTTAAGAATCTGGATTGCTGGACGGTTCTCAATTAAAACTCCACTCAATCTCTGGCCAATCTGACTTAGATGTTCTGGATAAGTGGTCCACAATGACTGAGCTGTTCCGTACTGGCGCTTTGTATCAATACGAAAACCTGTAATACCTTTGGTTGCACCGGCAGATCCAAAGCCCATCTGAGCACGGATGATCGTACGGCGTGCACGTTCTACTGAATCCTCAGAACCCAACCAAGAATTTTCAAATTCTTCACGGCTGTAAGGCGTTAGAATTAATTGTTCAATTAGCTTTTCTCTCGAGCTAGAACTTCGAAGTACCTTAAAAAGATTTACGATGTCACCATCAAGGTCGTTATAGACCTCAGCGTACGCTCGTGGCTTTTGTAGAAGAACTCCAGCTGCTCCACCAAATACTTCTGTGTAGCAAGTGTGATTTGGCATTTGAGAAATAATCCAATGAGCAATTCGGAATTTACCACCGTGGTACCGGATTAAAGGATGATTCATTTTCAAGCTGCTCTCCCCGGACGCTTAAAAGCACCCTTCACTTTTGCAGCCAACTCAGGCGGACACGGCACACCTTTACGATTGCGCTCGTCATAAGTTAAAGACTTAGCCTTACCCTCTTTCTTCCACATTTCCTGCACGCGGCCTTTTTCCTTCGCCCGGGCAAGGTAGTCCTGATAAATCGCATTAAAGGCGTAATGCGCTGCTTTCTGCCCCTCTACGTTGAGGATATGGCGCACCTCATCAAGACTGCGCTTCGCAAGTGTCGTAATTTCTGATTTTTTATCGTTTTCAAACTGCAGTGCTTTGGCCCATGCCATATCTGCAGTCCACCAGTCACCACCTTGTTCACACCAGCTGCGGAATTTCGGAAGGTTTGGACACCACTCTTCAGAATTCATACGCAAGATGCCGCGAGTGATATCAGCTGGAGTTAGGCCACTCAAAACAGTGCATGCCAACTGAACAAGCTCTTCATCTGAATAACCTGCGTATTTTTTAGTGAACTCAGCGCCGTAGACGTCACCAATACGGTTTAAAACCATTTCTGCCACTTCAACTGGAAAGTTCACAGCAAAAGCGTTTTCGAATAATTGAATATTGCTCATTAGTTTGACTCTCCCACTGTGCGCATTTGATTTGGATCTACCTGGTTGCCAAAGCGACGGCGCTGCATTGGCTGTTGGTTTTGAGCTGGTGTTTGTTGTTTAGGGGGATAAACACTCTGATAACTTCCGATGATTGAAGCTTCCAGCGATTGATTTGCCTGATCACCAAAGCCAACCAATTTTTTAATCAAAAGGTTTACGGCGTTTTCAGTGAGTGGCTTTCTGATGCTGTTGCGCATATCAACAAATTGAATCCACAAATCACGATTTACGTTTGCTGGTAACTCAACTGGTTTTGCATCGAATGCAGTTGGTTTTTTAGAAGAAGATTTCTCTTTTTCACCCTTATCTTTATTTGTTTTTGTATTAGTTGTTTTTGAGTTGTTATTGTGGGTCGAATCTTTAGAGTGCACGCTATCTAAAATATCGACTCCCCCCTCTATATTTTCGACGGCGTTTTTTTCGCTATCTAAAATATCGACTGCAAAAATACTGTCAGTTAGAACATACTTTGCCGGCTGATTTGAGAAAGATTTACGCTCAATAACACCCATTTGAACTAATTTTTCACAACCTTTTAGGACTGAGTCTTTGTTGTATCCAGTACCCGCCACCAGTTGAGAAACACTGATGCTATCGTCAGATTTATTCCAGCCACGAGTTTTACGCACAATGAATAGATAACAAGGCAAAGCTGGGCCTTTCATATGAGCCATATAACCTTTGTCAATTAGGTCATTAGGCAGCATGAAGGCGTTAGAAATAAAACTGCTCATTGCACCACCCCTTCTACCAAACCGGCATCACGAACCATAGCTGCTAAACGCGTAAGACCTTTTGAGGTAATGCGAGCCTGAGTGAAAACTTGTGGACCTTTTGACGTTTCAATAACGCGAGTTACTTTCTCGATCATGACTTTTTGAGCAAGGCGTTTGCTGTAAGCGCACAGGGTGTTGCTGCCATCTTTGGCACGATAGATCCAGTTCTGATTCATCAAAAACTGAATAAACTTTTTCTCTGGCACGCCTACAGTCTTTGCAGCATCACGAATACAGAAAGAGCTTGATGTTTCAGCAATCTGGTCAAGCGCATTAGCTTTTGGCTCCAATACCGCTACCTTTTCACTTAGCTCAATATTGAGTTTTGCCTGCACTTCGATTGCTTGAAGGAGATGTGTTGGGTTTGTAATATCGAAACTATTTTTAGCCTTAAGTGCTTCTTCCATCGCCGTCATGCGATCAAAGACTCGAGCTTGTAATTCATAGCTATATGACATGGCCATGAGGCAGGCTTCGCGTTTTGGAAAGTTATAGATATGGCGTGTGTTATTGTTGCCATAGTTTTGCGTTCCGATAAATTTCGGAGCGTGCTCTTCACCCAAAACACTTAAAACTTTACGCATAAAGTCATCATGGCGAAGTTCTTTGTATGGCTTCTCGACAGTGGCAGTTTCTTTGCGAAAATTGTTAATAAAACCAACAATATCGGGTGATGACATTGTCACTTCGTTTATGTTAAAATTTCCTTGTGTTAACATATTCATGTTTACTTTCCTCGACGTTAGTGAACAACCGGAAAAGCCTGACCTCGCACGTCAGGCTTTTTCTGTTTCTGGGTTATCAATACAAGCCTGAATTTGTTTATCCAGCTCGGCCAAAGCAACATGCATCTGGTGGATCACCTTTGACATGTCCTGCACTTCACCTTGTGTAATACGGCCATCTGCCATAATTTCTCGGAATAGGCTCATCACATCGCCACCTTTCATACCAATGCACAGCACTTTGTCTGTCAGAGACATATCGCGGCATTCAGGAATTTCAGGGAGATCGATTGCGACCTTTTCATGCTCAGCAGCCAAAGCTTGCAAAATTCGATAATCACCAGTCATTGCCATCATTTTTGAGGCTTCTGATAGTGTTAAATGATGGGTATCTGTGTTTGGATTTACCTTACTGTTTAAAACAGCTGGACTTTTGATTCCCATCCTTGGGGCTAATGCATTTGCCCCACCTGGGTAGTCATGCACTGTGCTGTATGCTGCATCCGCTATGTTCATTTAGCCTTCCTAAAAACGTATTTATTGAAAATCAAATGTTTAATAATTGGTCTAAGCAGTATTAAGCTGCATTATTTTTTGGGGGAGTTGGTTGTGGTTTTAAAAATAGTTCAGGGTATTCAAGCTTTACCTTTGCCGGAATGCCGCGAACCGTCCAGTTTTGAACTCGCTGAATGCTATAACCAAGTGAATCAGCTACCTTTGCAGGACCGCCTAGATTCGCGATGGTTTGCTTATCAGCTTTTACTGAGATAGCCATAATCTTATTCTCAACATCACGTTAAGTATATGGTAAACACAGCGTTAAGTATTGTCAATTTTTTCTGTTTAACACAAGTTGTTTACTTTTTTAGATAATAAAAGGGCTTTTACACACCGGGTTAACACGAGCATGCATCCTTCATTAGAAAGAATTTTAAAAATAAGTGGCTTGAATCAAGAAGAGCTAGCTAAGAAAATTGATGAATCTCCACAAACTGTTAGCAACTGGAAGAGACGTGGAGTATCTAAGTCAGGTGCGATTAAGGCGTCTGCTCAATTTGGTGTGTCGGTCAACTGGATCTTGCAAGGTGATGAGAAGGGTCAAAATGTTGAAGTTACAAAAGTTCAAGGATGGGATCATCAAACCCCACTAGATGATGATGAGGTTGAAATACCATTTTATAAGGAATTCTTAGTGTCTTGTGGCTCTGGTACAGCTGCAGAAATTATTGGTGAAGCAACAAGGAAGTTGCGCCTAAGTAAGGCAACACTCAATAAATACGGCGTTTATGAAGGAAATGCTTATGCTCTAACAGCATTCGGGAACTCTATGGCACCAGTAATTAATAACGGCGCTACTGTGTATGTAGATACCGGCAGAACACAGATTATTGATGGAAAGATTTATGCCATAAATCATGGTGGATTATTCAAATTCAAGTATTTATATCGCATGCCTAAAGGTGGGGTGCGAATTGTTAGCGCCAATTCTGAAGAGTATCCAGAAGAGGTACTGACTATCGAAGATATTATGGAGCAGGAATTTTGCGTAGTAGCTTACGCATTCAATGTACAAAACCCTCTGCCGTAACCACTTAAAAATTATATGACCGCCCACTGAGGCGGTTTTTTATCGCCTCTATAAAAGTTCACAAAAATAGTAAACAAAAATAGTCCACACAAAGTTAACAAAATTACTTGACGATAGTACACGTCATGTTTACTATTAATTCACAGGAAACAAAAAGCCCCAGCGTAGCGCGAACTACCTGGAGCATGACTCATCACCCTACTGAGTGAAATTATTATGAATAAAAACCCAATCCAAAGCAACCTTCCGGAGTTCGGCCAATCCAGCATGACCTCAGAGTGTTTGTATCAACACCCAAAGCCTAAATCTGTAGCGAAAGAAGTCGCTTCAAATGTTGCAGCTTGGTCTTTAGTTTTCTCAATCCTTTTAGGTCTTTCGGCAATGTTTATCAATCAGGCAGACAAAACGTCTAATCGCCAGGTTGAAGCAATTGCCACTTCTGTTGGAACAAACAACTAATTCAACACAGCTTACACAAGTAATTTTTGGAGAATAACCATGTCAAAAAACAAAACCTCTTTCGCTCAAACACTTGAAAATTTACGTCACGGTACTGTGGCTGAAGAAATTGATGAGCTGCTTACTGAAGCACTCCAGGCAACGGCGGATACCGGCAAGCAAAGCAAGGTCACTATCTCTTTGACCATCAAGCCAAACGGCAACGGCGTCTACAAAATCATGGATGACGTTAAATCAATTCTTCCTAAGTTCGATAAAGAACCAACTGTTCTATTCACCGATGGAAAACAGCAGCTTGTTCGTGAAGATCCACGCCAACAGAAATTGAATCTTGAACAGATCCAATCAAGTGGTCCAGTAGATGTGAAAGCTCTGCCGGAAACCAAAAAACCAACTTTCAAAAACCTCAGCTAATTAAAAGGCCTTAACAACATGAATAACTCTGAACTAAATAATCAAGTGGGTACAGTAATGCATAAAGATGCTTTCGTAATTGGTCAAACTTCTCTACAGGCAGCTGGTGACGTTTTACCTTTCGTGGTTACACCTGAAGGTGGCAGCGTTCACACCTTTGAAGAAACACTGGAACGCCCACTTCAACTTAAGCAAGCAACAATCTTGCATACAGCAAAAGACCTGATCGCTTACGTCACTCGTTTTGCAGACAGCGACTCAATGGTTTTTGTAGATGTACTGGGTGGGAAAATTCAAGCGGTACTGGACTTCCACCAAGCCGAAAAAGTTGCAGGTTATGGCGCTAATGCTTATCAACGCCATTGCAAACACACTGCCCATTTCATTGTTAGTAAAACTCCAGAATTTGAAAAAGTTGTAGCGAACTCTGGCCGAAAAATGTCACAGATGGATTTTGCATTATTCCTAGAAGATGTAATGCCGTATGTGAATCAGCCTGCTGCAGCTGAGCTTTATGAAATCGTGAATACTCTTCAGGCCAAAACCAATATCGATTTCAAATCTGGTACTCGTACTGACAATGGCCAAGTGTCATTGACCTACAACGAAAACATTGAAGCCAGTGCCGGACGTCAAGGCAACTTGAATATTCCTGAGCAGATTGTATTTGGTATTCAGGTACATCGTGGTGGTGAGCACTATGCCCTGCCTGCCCGTTTCCGCTACCGCATCAAGGATGGAAATATTGCCTTGTGGTACGACTTGGATCAGCTCGAAAAAGCGATTGAAAAGTCTATGGAAGATACCGTGACTTATATCCGCGAAGGCAAAACCGTTTTCAATAATGATGATACTGAAACGGCGTTACCAGGTGTTCCATCATTTGTGACGATCCTTGAAGGCTCTGCAAATATCTAACCATTAGACCGGATGGCCATGCACTGCGCATGGTCATTTAAAGGATAGTGAAATGAATTACCCACCCATTGAACCCAAAGGCACCAAGAAAATTCATTTTAGCTTGGCTGCACCTTTTGAAAACTGGCTATTGAATGACGGGTATCAACCAAAACTGGTCAAGCATGCAGCCTTGGTTCGATACAGCAAATCAAATAAACCTACGCTGGAAATTGATAGTACTGGAAAGATGAGCGAAGCCACCCAAAAGCGCTATGCCATTTTTCTTAAGCAGTATTTGAAGGTTGGTAAGCCCTTACTGGCTTCTTTACGAGCTCAGGCACCGAAAGTATTAAGGATGGCAGCGTGATGGATATTTCAGAAAAACAAGCTATATGGCGTGAACAAAAACCTTTATTTGAAGCTGAGTTCATTCACTCTCACCTTCTACCGTTTTTCAACTTTAATGAAAATACGGGTGATTACGAAATCAAAAGTGAGTGTGTGAACAACACTGATGATGAGGATCGAAAGGTTGCTTATGAGACTTTAAATACCGGCTGGGTTATGTGGTTACGTGCAAAACGTGATGCCAAAGCCCAAGCGGTGCCGGAAGGTTTTGTACTGGTTAAGAAAGAGCTGCCTGAGCAGATTGCGGAAAAAATGGCGATCGATCGCATCGATAAGCCAAGACACGAGAATGATCCGGTTTGGAGTGAAATTGCGGAGCAATCATACAAGGATCAGGTTAAATCTAAAAATTGGGAATTTTGGCGTGATTACAAAGCCATGATCGAAGCACAGGAGCCAAAAATAACTGAATTAAAAATTGATTGGGGAATGGAGTGCCCTAAATGCAACCATAACGAAGCTACCATTCATTCCACAGCTAAAAAAGATAGTGGTTATGAATTCATGCATGGTGATGCTGTTACCTGCAATAAATGCGGAAACACAGGTGAAATGGACGCTCAAGGCGAAGACAGCGACATCGTTTGGAATGAGGATGAAACCAATGACTAATAAACCCATGCTGGTTATCAACCACATCGAACCTGTCGGCTTGATTGCTGAAAGTGGATCAGAATTAGCGAAAGCGTTTAGCAACACCTATTTCAACCAAGCAGCAAATGAAATTTCTGATCAAAATGAAGTTGAAGCATTGCACTTTATGGGCAGCGTAGCTGGTCATGCCTTATGTCAGATGTTTAGCCAGAACATTAATATTAAGGAACTTGATTCTGTTTTGGCTCAGATACGCAGCTATGTAATACAGGCACAAGGATCTTGATATGACTGAAATTCAACAAGCAAGAATTGCTGTGGCCAATTTCCTCATTGATGAACTTCACAAGGACAAGCCTTTCAATCTGGTTCTAGACCGACAACAAGCTGATGTTTTCTTTTTGGCAGCAGAAGGATATCAGGGTGATTTACGACTATCTATAACTCACAAATCTGGAATCACCACCATTCAAGTTGATAACGGTAATGCTGATGCAATTGATCGCATGCTTTCTATTTTCATCACAAAGCATGACCGGTTTGGAGTGGTACAAAGTTTAAAGGAGGTGTCTTGATGGTTCTTACAATTTCGCAAACCTGTAAATTATTAAATATCGGACGCACTACGGTTTACAGAATGTTTGAGCGAGAGGAATTAGAAAAAATTGAAATAGGAAAATCAGTCCGGGTTAAGCTCCCGGACCATCTGGCCAAAGCATACGAAGATCAAATTAAAGCCCTTATGCATTAAGGGCTTTTAGTTTTAATGAGTCCAGATAATCAGACCACGCCTGCATCATCACCTGTCTTTCTTCTAAATACTTAGTACGGTTATATGCCCGACCATGCATATCCCTCACCTGGTGGCCCAGCTGCTGCTCAATACGTTCAATCGGAAATTTTAAAACTTCATCTAATAAGGTACGTGCTGTTGCACGGAAGCCGTGGCCTGTGGTTTCGCCATTTTCCCAGCCTAAATTTTTAAGTGCCTTATTTATTGAGCTATCAGACAACAATCTGGTTTTACCCCAGTAATTGGCAAAGCAGTATTCAGATCCACCGGTAATCATATGCAACTCTTTAAACATTGCAGTGACCTGATCAGAAAGCGGTATCACCAATTGAGTACCTAAAGCATTTGCGGTTTTGGACGGCGTGTAGGCCCAAGTCTTTTCATCAAAATTTATATCGGCCCACATTGCATGACGCAACTCACCAGGACGAACAAACACATGAGGTAAAATTCTAAGAGCATAAGCCATTACGATTGAGCCGCGATTTGTATAGTTATCAATTGCCACCAGTAATTCACCAAGCAAACTAGGATCGGTGACGGCAGCATGATGTGTTTTTTTATGGGGCTTTAATAGCCCTTGAATATCCAGTGCCACATTTCGATCACAAAGACCAAGCACTAAACCGTATTTAAACACTTGCCCTGCTTTTGATCGCATACGTCTTGCTGTTTCAGACTTACCTTGTTTTTCATAAATCTGGCAAACGTCGAGCAACTGGCGGGCTGATATTTCATGAATTGGCTTTTTACCAATAGCATCAAACAAATACTGATAAATAAATTCGTTTCTATGTCTTGTTGATTCAGCAACAACTTCAGTTTGCATAAATTCGCGTGCCACAGCTTCGAATGTGTTTCGCATGGCAAAGCGGGCTTGTTCTTCCTGTTCTTTTCGATGGGCAAACGGATCTATATCTTGAGCAAGTAGCTCTTTATATTCTTCACGGAACTTTCTGGCATCGGCCAAAGATAAATTTGGATATACACCTATACCAATTGTCGTTCTTTTTTTTGTAATAGGTCGAAAATAATCAAAACGCCAATATGTGCCGCCTTTTTTATCTAAAAGCAGAAATAAACCACCACCATCAGCCAGTTTTATTATCTTTTCTGGTGACTTTTTTTGCTTAGATATTGCAGATTTAATTTTTGCGTCTGTGAGACTTACAACTGTTCTAGCCATTTTTAGTAGTACATTTTAGAGTTAAATCCTGATGTACTACTAAAAGTACCACTAAAATAGCGGTACATAGTGGAACATCATGGAACAAATGAATTAGTTCTGATTCTTTATAATACAGTATTTATAAGGCTTTGAGGGCAATTTGGAGTGATATGATACATGTAAGTGGTGCGCTCAGCGGGCACTTTCCGAAATTTGCTGTTTCCTTATTATTCCCTAGTTTTCCTTATTTTTTCTTTAATTTTATAGGTTTAAGTGTGGCTCATTAATTCAATAGTTTAATGTTTCCTTATTATTCCCTATTATTCATTCTATATTGATTACGCCAAATTTACGCCACGACATTTTGAGAGAGAATTTATGGCCACCTTTAGACAAAGGGGTGATGCTTGGCGAGTTGAGATTAGTGTGAATGGTACTCGGGAAAGTGCAACATTCGATACTAAGACTCAGGCTCGCGCATGGGCATCAAAACGTGAAACTGAATTAAGAGAGTTATCACGCGGAAAGCTTCCTGATTATACATTAAATTGTGCAATTGATAGATACATAGAAGAAGTGTGCCCAAAGCACAAAGGTTGTGATGCAGAGATTAAAAGATTCCGAGCATTTCAAAGGAACTTCCCAAAGATTGCCAAAAAACATATTGCCAAAATTACCACCGATGATTTTGTGGTGTGGCGAGATACCAGACTAAAAACAGTCAAGCCGGCCTCGGTACGACGTGAGGGTAATATCCTGTCTGCCCTATTCACTGTTGCACGCACAGAATGGAAGTGGGTCTATGATTCACCCATGAGTGACTTAAAGATGCCACCACCACCAGCACATCGAGATAGACGTATATCGGAGGATGAAATTTACAGGCTTTGTCTTGCTGCTGAATTTGATGATCAGGCGCCTGAGAATTTCACACAGCAAATTATGATTGCTTTCCTGTTGGCGATTGAAACTGCAATGCGTGCCGGTGAGATCCGTGGCCTGACTTGGGATCGAGTTTATTTAAAGAATAGATATGTGACTTTGAATGAAACCAAAAATGGTACGAAGCGACATGTGCCCTTATCAAAGCGTGCTGTTGAATTGCTTGAGCTTATGAAAGGTGTCGGCAGTCATCAGGTTTTTACGGTGAAAGATTCGAGCTTTGATACACTTTGGAGGAAGTTGCGAGATAAGTGTGAAATTGAAGATTTGCATTTTCACGACTCAAGACATGAAGCATGCACACGGCTTGCTCAGAAATTGGAAGTATTAGATTTGGCGCGGATGATCGGGCATAAGGATTTAAGAAGCCTGATGATTTATTACAATGCAACTGCATCAGAGATTGCAAATAGGTTGGATTAAAATGAAAACATGGACCTACTTTTACATAGAGCACACGATTAAGAACGGAGAGATTTTTAGGAAGGAGTCTGGGTGGGGGTTGAGGAATTATTTATTAAAGTAAAAAAACAAAGCCCTCATTTGAGGGCATTATTATATTTAATTAGGATATTAGCCACAGCCTTAGCAGCCAGCCAGTAACGCGCATTGAATCGTGCAAGTTCATCTTCATTGGAAATAAAGCCAAGCTCTACAATCAAACCGCCAGCATTCACGTATGCCAGACGGCCACGCGCTGATTTACTTTGATCAATCCAACCGTTGTCACCACGTAATCGACTACCCAATGCATCGGCTACAGCTTTAGATAAGTCCTGTGCAAGTTTCTTGTCTTTGGGTAATGCAATCGTTTCAATGCCATTTGCCTGTTTTGATGCTGCAGCATTCATGTGGAATTCGACTGCAACACTTGAGCCTTGAATCAATTTTACCGCAGCAGACAAAGGGTCGTTTTTGGTGCCAGTGCCATCGGTCTTGACTTGCAGCCCCGCTTCACGCAAATAATGAGTTACTGCATTGCGGAAATTAACCACCAGATCGGCTTCTTTCACTTTGCCATTGACTGCACCGGGGTCTGTATTACTGTGCCCTGCTGTAACTGTGACAAAGCCTAAAGTCTGATTATGTAATTGTGGTTGTGCGATTTTACGACCTACCCAGCTTAGGGCTGGCAATACAGTACCAATGATAAAAGGCGCATATTGTTCAGGGATAAAATTAAAGTCTAATGCCCACTGAATAACTAAAACTGCAAGCATTAAAAAAGCCCCCAGTAGTGGGAGCTTTACGGATAAGTACTGAAGTGCACTTTCTTGGATTAATTTCATTTTAAGGTTTCCTCAAGTCGAGTGACTTTCTCTTTCATTAGTGATTGTGTTTGATTGATTTGAATGATTGATGCACCAACCCAAATACATGCGCCGAGAATCGAACCACCACAAAGGCCGAGCAAAACCCTTAAAACCCCAAGACCTCCATCCTGAGTTGCAGACTTGTTTTCAAGGCTTGATACTTTTAACTCAAGGGCATCAAGTTCTTTTTGGATTTTGGCAATTGCATTCTCATGGTGTTCGTTAATAAAGGTTTGGCGTGCAACATGTTCCAGGATCAATCGAATGTCTTTATGAATGGAATCAATTTTCCCCTCCCATCCATTATTGTTGTACGGCCTATTTTCAGGCATACATCCCCCCTATAAAATTGGCATTAAAAAAGAGCCTTTCGGCTCTGGTGGTGGATCATTTGACATTGTGCCCCCTAAATTTTGGTAATAAAAAAGCACCCGAAGGTGCTAGAGATTGATTTCTTCTACTTGCTCTTTAGTTTCAGCTTCAAAGATTAACTGTCTAGCAATGCGCCCTTTTTCGTGAACGCTTGCGATATGGGCTTGTAGTGCTGCATAGAGTTGCTGCAACTGTGATGCGCTTAACTCGGCTGTTGTGTTGTCCGCTAGAGTCCATACTTGATCTATGCTCGCAGCAGCCGCGCCCATAATGCGACCTTGAGAAACCTGATCTGAATCATAAGTACTCCCATCGAACTCAAAGCCGCCGAACTCAAGTTGATCGCGCTGTGATTTAATCTCGGCCCATTTCTGGGCTTTGATTTCATCAAGGGTGCGCGGATCAATCCATTGTTTGATAATGTAGTCAAACATGTGGTTAGAAGAAGGTGCTGGTGGTGGTGTAATCCAGCCGCGCTCTATGTCAAAGTAATCAAGATTTGTGCTCGGCGGCATCTCTACTAACAGGTCTTCTGTGACATATTTAACTGAGTTTGAGGTATTTATTTCACCAACAAACCTCCCGGTGTCCTTACATACAATGTAAAACTTCATCGCTTGACGCTCGTTACGGTCATTAATACATTATTCCCACGGAATTGACGCATATTATCCATCGCTTCATTCCCACCTGTTGTTAGTTTGCAGAACCTTAATGTCACAACTGTGCCATTCGGAACCCCCTTTAATATCCAACGAAGTGAAAGCCCATTTATAACGTAGCTCTGTATAAAACCATTTGAGTGCCAGGCTTCCTTGCTATCCATCACAGCTGCCACCACCTGCACCTGCGTCCCGGCGACAACCGCAACATAAACCCTTTTTTCAAAATTACTCCCTGCATCCCGTGTATCGTAATAAAGCATGGATGCCGTAAGGTCAACTTGAACACCACCACCTTCAGGATTAACAACAAAGCTACCGATAGGATTGCCAAACAGGTAGCCTTGCCCACTAGCCGAGTAATCTGGCATCAAGGCTTTCAATTGAGCCCCAACATCCGAGTTCACTTCAAAAGCTCTACCGCTTTGGAAATTAGCATAAACTACATTACTAATCGCTGTTACGGCCTCCCCGTCAATCTTTAATGTCTTGACCTGCGCATCACCAATCTTGGCAGCTGTTACGGCCAAATTATCAATATTGGCAGTTTTTACTGCTAAGTTATCAATCTTCGCTGTCTTAACCGCCAAATCCTCAATATGCGAAGTTTTGACAGACTGATAGTCCATCATTGCTGATTTTAAGTAAGCGGACACAGGAAACACTGTGCCTGTCACCGGATCAGTAAATGGCGTATTGCGGAAGATGAATGGGTAATAACCAGTGCTATTCCCTGAACCAATCGCGAAAGAATCAAAGTTCAGAATGAAATTCGATTCCTTGCCATCATTCGCCCCGCCCCAGCCTGCGACTTTTCCATTCACGTCGAGCTTGATGTACTTCTGCGCATACAAACCATTAACCGACTCACTAACCTCCTGAATTGATGCGGTGTTTTGACCTACAGTGGTTTGAATGGTGCCAACTTGTGTTGCTGTAGCCCCCTGCTGTGTAGTCAAAGTATTAACTTGGTTTTGCACTGTCGCGATGTTTTGCGTTGCAGTGTTAGCCTTGCCGAGTGCATCATTTGCTGTGGCCTGAGCTGCGTTGGCTACAGCCTTGGCGGCGGCTTCGGCAGCATCCGCTTTATTTTTGGCGTCTAGCGCTGCTGCTGCTTTTGCTGCTGACTCAGCTGCATTGGCTTTAGCGGTTGCATCACTTGAAGCTGATGCCTTTGCTGCATCCGCCTCGGCTTTTGCCTTCGCTTCTGCATAAGTTTTTGCTGCCGCCTCCGCTGCTGCTGATTTAGATTGCGCATCTAAAATAGCTTGATCTGCCGTTGATTGGGCTATTTGTGTTGATGCCTGAACAGTATCCACACGTGATGACAAGGCAGAATCCGCGTCAGCTAAAACACTCATTTCTGAGCGAATAGCTGCTAGATTCTGTTGCAGATCATTACCCACTTGAGCTTGCAGGGTATCAACCCGATGCCCCAGTGCGGAATCCGCATTAGCCCGAGCAATAGTTTCAGCCTGAATGAGCGCTGTATTATCTCCAATCTGTGCAACCGTTGTATCAATACGCTGACTCAAAGCCATATCACCTTCAATCAATGCTGATTGCAAAGTCCATGTACCTGCAAAACCTTCAGTTGAGCCAATCAGGTCTTCAGTTGAGCCAATTAACTTCGGGTTAACCTGTGCATATACACCATCAATTTTGATTGTATTGGCACTGATTTTTCCTTCATGTTCAGCCACTTTTGCATCGGTTTGAGACAATGCGCCAGTACTAGCCTTATCACCTAACTCTAATGTAATAGCATCAAGTCGTGTTGCATTTGCCCCTGATTGAGTTGCAGCAACATTCGCAGTAGATAAAGCAGTTGCAGCGGTTTGATTTGCTGTATCTGCTGTATCGGCTGCCTGATTTGCAATTGCACTGGCTTGGCTTGCAAGACTTGCTGCTGATCCAGCCTGAGTCGTTGCGGTTTCAGCCTTGGTTAATGCGGTAGCTGCATTGGTTTTGGCGGTATTTGCATTGCCTTCTGCCGTAGTTACACGACTATCCAGCGCTTGCACTGCTTGCGTATTTGCAGATGTTGCGGTTACGGCACTTTCGGCAGTTTGTCGCACATTTGCTAAAGCTGTGTCATTAATAGATCGATAATCCGTTAATGCTTGAGCATTTGCCGTATCACCATCAGCTCGTGCTTCTGATTCCGAGATAATGTTCGCTTCATTGTCACCAACACGCGCATTCATACCAGAAATATCACTAGCTAAAGCTTGATCAGTATCTGCAAGTGTCTGCAACTTTTGATTAATCGATGCTGTATTTCCGCTAAATTCAACATTTAATGAATCAATGCGTTCAGACAATGCATCATCTGCACTTACACGAGCTGTCTGTTCAGTTAAAATATTTGCAGCATTATTATTTACTGATACAGTCAATAGATCTGTGCGCTGCGCTTGAAATAAATCACCTTCTTGCACTGCGGACAGAATCGACCATGCCCCCGCATTTCCAGATTCACTACCAATTAAATCATCAGTAGAGCCGATCATATCTGGATTTGTGATGACTTCAACACCAGTGACACGCTCGGCCAATACTCTATCAGCATCAACTCGAGCATTACTTTCATCAACAACCATGGCTCGAAGGTCTTGATTACTCTGGTTCGATTCGGCACGAACTGTTTCAATTAGTGATGCATTTGCAGAATCGGCATCAGCTCGAGCAATTGCCTCTTGATTAATTGCAGCAGTGTTTTCATCAACTTCAGCCAAGACTGAATCAATCCTATGGCTGATCGCGGAATCAGCGCTTGCTCTCGCTTCCGCTTCTTGCTGAATCGCTGCTGCATTATTTCCTAAACTTGCACTTACAGTATCAATGCGACTGCTTAAATTGCTATCAGCAGAAATACGCTCATTCTTTTCGGTTAAAATTGCAGTCGATCTTGCATTAGCTTCTTGCAGAATCGCAGTATTTCTAGCTGTAGCTTCAGATGCAATAGCAGTATTGCGATTCGTTATTTCTTGAGTAATTGCTGATTGACGGTCTACGATTTCTTGAGTTAAACCATCATCCAAGTCTTGTACTGCTGAAATCCGTTGTTGAGTCTCCTGATTTAAGGCTGTATTTAGCTGATCTGCCTGAGTCTGTACTGCTGTGATATTGTCAATCAAATTGCCGATATCACCATCAAGCCCTGCAATCGTATCGATCTTATCAATCTTGGTTTGCAAATCTTGATGTAGTTGACTTTCGGTGATCTTATTGGAAAGTAAATCCAGAACAGCAGAGGCATCCGCAGATGTAGTCGCACTTACACGCGCAGACCATGGCCCAATGTTTCCAATCCGGTCAATCAAGCGACCACGGAACCAGCGGGTCAGATTTGGCTGCATGCCTTGAAGTTCATGTGTGTCTGTCGGGTAGGCAAATAAACCGAGTTGAGCAGCATTGGCACCATTTGTTGTGCTTGAGATTTCAATTTCCGTATAAGCGGCATCAAGCGCTCCAACCGCAGGAAAATTCCAGTTCAGGCGATAACCGAACAGAATGCCAGTCGCAGACAGGTTGGCCAAAGCAGGTGGTAGACCAGTTTTACCGGTTAATGCTGTCAGCATGGAATACGTTGGCAATGAAGCAATATCAAATGCAGAAATTGCAGTGACACGCGCTTCATAATTACCGGAATAAATACCCTGTACTTCTACCGAGTTACTACCCGTAATTGGCAATTTAATCCAACTACCATCATCCTTGCGCCACTCCACCTGATACTTGGTTGCGCCTTGTGCCTGTGGCCAAGCAATAATCATGGTTTCAACAGATAGACCCTGTTGCACCATGCTTTCAGATGAGATTGATACAGACTCCACTGGTGCCTGAACAGTCGGATTAATGATGGAAATCGGACGCTCATCAATAAAAGCACCGAAATCGATTGCATCATATTTAGCTGATTCATATTGCAAGCCAGTGATTGAAAACTGATGTTTGTCGTCTTGAGTAATACTCATGACGCGAAACTTCATGGTTTTCAAATCTTGCGCATCAACTGCCCAGACATTCTCTGGTGCAACAGAATCGAATGCAGTGGTCACAGTGATATTGCGCCCATTTACGGATGACACGATTCGAGCCTGTGCTTTTCCATCTTCACCATTCACCACTAGACGATCACCGGCACGGCACACCACATCATCACGATCTAAAGTAATGGTGCGTAAATTTGCAGAAACTTTGGAGATACGACCACCGTTGGCACGACCTGAAAATAGCTCGTCTGAAATTTCAATCACACGACCCGGCTGTGGAATATAACCATCAAGACCGACCTTAAAAGATACGGTTCGGGTTTCTAGTTGCTCAGACTTTAAAGCCCAAAGACCTGCACGCTGTGCCTGTCCTTCTGAGGTACAACCCCATGCATCAATTTCAGCCATACGCACGCCAAGTTTTGCAATAGCCGCTTCATCACGCACATACACATATTCAGTTTTGTAGTGATTTGCAGGGTTATCCCAAGCCACTTTTGCAACCGTATGACGGTCACGCGCACGGGTGCCTGTGTATTCAAACAGACCATCTATGACGTTGGCGCGTGTGTAAGTAAAATAAGTGTCCTGTGGAATGTCAGCATCGCAAACAATTGAGTTGCCATCCCAATAACTGATTGCGCGGAATACGCCCGCCAATTTGCTTAAAATTACATAAGCATCTTCAGTTGATTGCAGATATACATTACAAGTAAAACGTGGCTCTTTTCCGCCTTTGCCATCATCCACCATTTGGTCGCAATACTGTGCAAGGCGATATAAAGACCATTTATCCAGCATTGCAGACGTTAAGCGGTCGCCTAATGCATAGCGTTTTGAAGTGCAAATGTCGTAATAAATCCACGCAGGGTTATTGGTATAAGCGCGTTTAAATGTACCATCCCACATGCCTGTATAGGTACGCGCAACTGGATCGTAATTTGACGGGACTTGAAGCTTAATACCTTTTAAATCGACTGCAACTTTTGCCACATTAGAAAATGTTTCAGCATCATATTGCAGGCCAAGCATAGCGGTATTCGGGTAGCTAAGTTTTAGATCAATGACTTCAGTGATTGCATCCACATACATCTTGTCGCTGATGTATTCAGATGTGGAGTTAGGTGTAATGCGACGCACGCGAATCGTCCAGCCGGTATCTGCTTTAGGCAAATCAATACGATGTGAGCGCTCATAGTTTGCAGAGGTTTTATCGGCAATTTGGGTATTTAAAACTTCGGTCCATGTGCCACCATCAGCCTGAAGGTCAACCGCATACTGAATGACGATGCCTTTTACATCTCCATTCTCAGCATTCTGCTGACGCAATGGCCCCCACTTAAAGCGTAAACGGATTGCATCCAGATCAGTATTGGTAAGTGAGCGAACCCAAGGTGTATCAGACTTTAATTCGACGTTAATCGCGCTCTCAGATGAGATATCCGGAAAGCCTTCGATATGAGTCTGATCATTAGTACCATGACGAAAATCAGCCTGAACATCTTCAAAGTTCCAACCACCCGCCGGATTCTGTAGTGGCGTTTCCTCAAGAAATACCGATTGCAGACCATTGGCCAGGCCCTCAACTTCACCTTCAGATAGGCCATATAGAATTTTAATATAGGTCTTAGATTGGGCTGAATCTGGTGCAATCACCGCTTTTCTTGCTTTGCCTTGCCCTGCTTTTGCGCCTTTAATTACTGCGTTCATACATTTCCCTAGACAATAAAAAAGGCGCTTAATGCGCCTGTGTTTTTTAAATATTTACATTAAATCTTCTGGATATTGTCCAGCACTTGCGATAAAGCCACCAACCTCACGCTGACCGTAAAGCACTGGCACCGGATTACCTTGCGCCACTGTAGTCACAGCACCGCCAAACCCCTTGTTTGCTTTGTTGCCGTCTTGGTTCTGATCCTGATTCTCAATTTTTGGCATTAGCATCATGGCAATACCGCCGACCATCATACCGACACCTGCGCCGATTAATGCCACCCCCAGTGGAGCACCAACACCAGTGAATACCATAACAGCACCAACCACTACCAAAACAGCACCAATAATGGTCTGCACCACACCACCCGCACCCCTTACCTTTGGCACCACCTTGATCACTTTGGCGCTTGTGCTCATGTCGAGTTCAGTTTCAGAAATATTCTGCTTATCCTGAAATACAGCAAATTCTAAGCCTTGTTCATGTGCATGTAGCATGAAGTGCTCAAAGCCCGGCACCTGAACTGATAAAGCTCTCATCGCTTCACGGGTATTTTCCACATCGAGCCGAAATTCTTTACCGAACTTCTTGGCTAGAATGCCGTACAACTTAATTGTTTTGAGCATATCGAACCACCTTTACCACTCGTTCCTGCCACTGTGGGCCAAAGATTTCACGCACAGATTTACGGCCATAAGGATGGTGCAAAATGAGTGCTGACCCAATGCAAGATTCGGTTTGTTCAGATTTAAGTATGCCATTATCACCCAACCAGATCACCGCATGATTGACATGCTCGGTGCGTCCGACGCGGCACAGCAGTACATCACCATATTCAGGCTGATCCACTTCAATGAAGCCTTCTTTCTCAAAGTTATCAAGATAAAGCGAAGGGCTGTCCTTAGACTCCCACCACAGGTCTTGACGCTCATAATCAGGAATGCTGATGCCAAGCTCGCGTTTGTAGAAATCACGAACAATGGCATAACAGTCTTGAATGCCGTGAATATAGTTGCGACCAATTAAAGGCGCTTTATATCCGCACGGCTCGTAAACCTGAAATTCAATATCGGGATAGGCACAAATCACCCAAGGCTTTTCATGCAGTTCAATTTGAATTAAATCAATCTCAGATGCACGCGCTGAAGCATTTGGATGTGAATGAACAAAGGCTTGAATTTCACCCAGATCTTCAGCCTTGGCTAAATCCTCATGGTGAATTTCAAACTGATCTTTATGGTCTGAAATATTGCGACACGGAATATATGTCTTATTCACAATCACACCACAGCATTCACCTGGATAAACTTCAGCAGCATGTGTCTGGATTGCTTTTTTAAGTTTTGCGGTTAGTTTCATAGAATGCCTTTATTTTTGAGCACTTGTCACATTGATGCTGTATTTGTGGTGGGTATGAAAGCAATACAATTCCAGTAGGCTTAAGCACACCACCACATAAACAATATTTTTTATCACTCATCACATTAAACTCGACGCTGGAAAGCCACCAAAGCGGATTTCATTATTGCGAATACGGCATGAAGACAGTCGGCCAGAGCAGCGATCTAACGCAGGGTTGTCCGTTGGCTCGTCTTTATCTGTAAACATGGCTGCACCTGTAAATTGACATTCTTCCCCCCTGTAATTACCCATCGCGCACCAGTGGCAGTAATTAGAAATCTGTCGAACTGGTATTTTCAGACCTTCAAAATCAATTGGGTTTGAAAGCTCAAAAGTAACGGCTTGAGCATTTTCAGAGGTCTTTTGCTCGATGTACCAAAGTTGCTCTTTTGCTTCGTTTGATGCGGTCGGGTTGCCAGTGCTAAAGTTTTCAGCATCAAGGTACTTGGCGAGTGTAGTAATAACTTTGAGTTTTGCACCTGCGAAGTCACCAAGCTGCAAACAAAGAGCAGAAACTGCGTTTTGAATACCGCCGATGTTGTTCGCCATGCTGAATGTTGGTGCAGACGCTTTGCCATCGGAGCGCATCTCAAGACCAGATACTTCAAGCGCCATTGGCTCGAATATCTCGCCTTGCCAGATGATATTTCGATGCCATGCTTTTTTATCACCAGAATCAAAAGCTTTACCAATCGAGCCTGTATCCGCGCCGATTAACTCAGCCGAGCCAATGGATGTATAAATGCGCTCCCAATCTTCATAAGAAATATGACCATGGAAACGCAAAATACCCGCACCTAAAGCGCGAGCATCGAGTTCAAACAACGTAATCAGGCCATCTACATAGAGCTTTTGAAAATCACTGTTCAGGGTCATTGTATGACTCCATTACTGTAGCAACCGCTTCAGCCAAACCAGTAGGTTGAAAGTCAGGTGGTGTAGCTGATTCTGGCATTTCAATTTCAGGCTGTGGCAGCTCTTGCAGACGCAAGTCAATCCAACGGTTTTCGGTAATATCTACCGGATTATTAAGATCAGCGACAATAGATGCAGTTTCCAGATCAAACTTTTTCTTATATGTTTTTACTGAGATATCGCCATTTTCCAGTGTTGTATAAATTACTGAAAACAACACATTACCGTTTGCGTCTTTCGGGGTTTCAACATACCAGCCTTCTTGCGCGAAACCTGATGAGCCTTTGATCAAGTAATCGCCAACGCCTAATTTTTCAAACTCGATATTCTGCTGTTGTGCTTCGTAGTTGAGTTCAATTTTATCTGCAAATAATTGAACAATTGGAGATGCCGCTTTGACAAAACCATTTGCGTCAACTGTTGTGTTTCCACTTGAGTAGAGCTTAAACCAAGAACCCATAGATGAAGTGCCATTGCGTCTTCTGAAGTAGATATTGCCATCATTCAGCGTATCTCTTGTAGCCATCTGAAAGACCCTGTGAGATGCGCTTGTTCCTCCAGAATTACTTTGAATAACATGACCCCATGAAAGGCTCACACCTGCAGGGAAGGTGCCCGTAATTCCCCCGTTAGATGATGTAATACAAGGCTCGGTAGAAGTATCAAGATCAATAGTTGGTGATAGCCCTGAACCGTTGGTTAATAGACTCTGAGTTGCTGCCGTACCCAAGCCCAAATTTGTACGCGCTGCTGCTGCGGTTGTTGCGCCCGTCCCACCCTTATTGATTGGAAGTGCAGCAGGCAATACACCTTGAGCAGTCGCACCCAATTGCGCATAAAGCTCATCATCATTCTCCTGTAGTTTTGCCGAGCCTGATCGGAACGTGTCACCGCCTGCGCCTGTAGGTGCTGTACCTGGATTAATTGTTTGTTTAGCCATAATTTACGCCCACAAAAAAGCCCTCATTTGAGGGCATAAAATTGATTGAATTTAAGGTTTAAAGTCTTGGGTGAAAGTGGTGGAGATTGACCACATGCCACCACCCAAGCTGATCGGCATATAATCTCCCGCCACCACGCGAACCTCGCCATCCAGTGGTGAATCCCAAAGGAATGAATCAGCACCCTTATGTGCATCAAAAAAGGCCTTGATCTCTTGTATCAAAGCCTTTTTGCCTGTTCGCTTGTATGCCCACGTTCCTGACCGATTGTTAATCCCAACACTCGTTCGCTGTGTATATCCATCCCCGAAACTGGATTGAAGGACTTTAAAACTTGAGGTTTGGGAGTTTCCGTCTAGGTCATTGCACCAAGTGAATTTTTGATTGCTCATTTAGATAATAGGCCTCCTTGTCGTTGCTCTCTGCGAATTACAGCTAGAGTCATATTTTCCATCATTTTCCCTAATTGCTTTGCGTCAGATTCACTGGTTGCAGACCCATCAGAGGCAATATTAATGGTTTGTGTGTAATAAACATCGCCACCTGACCCACCGCCATTCGCAAGATAGTTCTTCAAGTCAGCATTCGTCCGACTATCAACAACACGTTCACCCTTATCCAAAAGCCATGTACCTTCTTTCGGGATGTTGTCGATACCGTCATGGGCCATGCCGCTCAAGGCCACACCTTGAATTGCCGACATTAGATCATTGGTTTGTACTGCAACCGCTGCCGCGCCCGCTATCTTTTGCCACATAGTCACATTCGATGGGTCATTCCACGCCGACATGATTGCGCCTTTCGCATTTAATATCGCACTTGAAAGAACAAACCCTTTTTGCATGGCGAATGCAACTTTGTAAGCTGTACTTTCTTTTGCTCCATATGCATCGAGCATTGAACCCATCATGCCGAACATTGCACCATATCCAGCTAAAGATGCAGCTTGTGTTTGGTTTTGCAAATCCTCCAAGCCTTGATAATACTTAACATCAATTGCAGCCAAACCATCACGATATTGCTGATGTGCCTCTTTAAGAGCCTCATAGCGCTCATCATCAGTTGAATAAAGATTGCTAGTCATGATGTCCTGCTCAACACCTACTCGCTCTTTCTTTAAAGCCGCTTGAGAGTTTGATCGGTCATTTGCTAGCGACCATTGACCGTAACCTTCTGGTGACATAGTGGCTCGTGCGAATATTTCATCTGCGCCTGATGACAGCCCAGCAATCCGATCATACATCGCCACAGAATCGTTCAAGAATTTATATCGATCTGTAAGTATTTTCTGATTAGCCTCATTCTCAGCTTTTACACGATCATCCTGAGCCTTAATCCAATTAGCCACATCATCTTCATAGGCCTTCTGTTGAAGTCCTAAAAGACGGTCGCGCTCTGTTGGATCAGTAGCAAAAGCTTTTTCGATTTCCTTGATTCTTTCTTGGTTATCGTATTCAAGATTTTGCCATTCGTTGTAGTAGCTGACCTGAATAGCCTTCTGCTCGTCGGCTTGCTCCTGTTTTCTCTTGATCATATCCTCGAGAAATTTATCAAGATCAAGCTCCTCCGTTTTAACCACGGTGGTTGATGCGTTGAAGCTCTTAAGCCATGCCTGCTCAGAATCCATGCCAAGCGCAATATTTTCACGATAGACTTTCTGCTGAGCAAGCAGTGATTCAGTCATTTTCTCAGCGGAAATAGAGGCTTTATTATTGCCCTGACCAGCATAGTAGGACTTGCCAGTACTTGGGTTGGCAACAGAAGCAAACTCCTTTGCTGAACCCAATAGCGCATCATTCAAGGTGGCTTTATTGCTTCCTGTAATAAATCCTTTGATTTCAGGCCGCTTTATGGCAACTAAATACTGCTTAAAGATTCTCTCCTGAACCTCCGCAGTAAATTTCTCAGCACTTGATACAACACCTTTATCAACAGCCTCTTGAAGAGTGGAGTTGATAGTTTGATATTTACCAGCAGCATTAAATTCCTTTGCTCTCTGAGCGGAAAGAATTTGAGCCACGGTCATATCAGTCAGATTCCGAGTGCTGGCCTTATACCCTCCTTTCTGCCCAAGATTTACGGAATTGTAATTTCCCTCACCACTCGAAATTACTGCATCAATTGTACTTGCCTTGGTCAGCTTGGCTTGCTTTTCCTTCTCTTGGGTTATCTTTTTCTCAGCTTCATTTCGAGCATCAGTGGCATTTTTAGCCTTCATAACCTCGTTATATTCAGTAGTAAACATTTTTTGCAGATCAGCCCTAAGAGATAATCTGCCTTGTTCATTTTTGACAATCGCCCCCTCAACATTGAGGTATTTTTTAGCCAACTCGATCATGGTGTCGTTATAACCACGATTTGCCAAGGCGGAAGTGATTGCTGAATCCTTAATGTTTTGACCAGATGCTTTTAGAAGTTTTTTAATTTCCTCACTTAATTCGCCCACTCCAGCGGCCTGCTCTTTGGCCTCTTTGGTCGTCTTTTTCATCGACTTCTCTAAAGCGTCCTGTGCTCGTTCTGCTGCTTTCAACTCCTTCTTGTTGTCAGAATAAGCTCCGATTAATTTACTTACTTTTGCAAGCTGATCATCGGTAAGAATATTTACGTTCTTAATCGCTTCATAGTATTCGTTGCTGTCAATTCTGCCTTGAGATAGTTCGCTATTGAGCTTTTTGAAGGTGTTAATCTTCTCGTCTGCTATCGGCAAACCTTCCATGAAGGCAAATAGATCAGATGCAGCCACACGGTACTTAAGGCTCAGGTCTTCGACCTGCTGAGCAAGTGCCCTAGTCTCGTTGTCTCGCTGAAGTGTATTTAGCTCTTGATATTTTTCAATCAGATCGCTAACTGATTGGCCCTGAGTATCAATTGAAGCGGTGGCCTTATCAGCATTGCCTTTCATTAACAGATAGCCAGCTGCTACAGTTGCAATAGCAACCCCCATACCAACAGGGCCAAAAAGAACCCCAAGTGCAGCCCGACCAACACCAGCACTAGCAGTTCCTGCTGCTGCGGATCTTGCTCTTGCTGCCGCCAGAGCTGTTTCTGCTGCTACAAGCTCAGCGGTTGCTTGCGCTTCAATTCGGCGTAGTTGAGCCATACGCGTTGTTGTAGCCATCCTTCCGGCAGCATTAATCTGTGCTTGCAGCCTCTGTACTTCTAAAGCTTTTTCGGCCGCCAGCGCTGTTAATGTCGAGCGTGTATTCACAATCTGAGCTTGAGCTTGCGCCAAGGCTGACGCAGCCGCAGCACGCTCCGCATTAATTGCACCATACTGAATTGCAGTCTGGTCAATAAGCTGTTTAGTTTTTGCATACCCCGCTGTAATAGTGCTGTATATAGCTGGAATATAGGTTCCAGCCATAAATGCAGCGCCCACCATCATACTATTGACAACCCCTTCCATGTTTTCAGAAAGTGTTGTGATGCCCTCCACAAAGGTTTTGGATGCACCAGTGGCAGAATCAAACTCCCCAACCATTTTCGTAACTTCAGTGGTGATCAGGTTAAAAGAGGCGGCAATGGTGGTATCTGTTTTAGAGTACAACTCATCAACACTATCGCCTGCTTTTAGTAATGCCTCAGTAATAACTTGACCCGATAGCTTCCCGTCTAGCATCATCTGACGTAGTTCACCGCGAGTCACATTAAGGCCTTTTGCCATGGCATTTAGTAAGCCGCCAGCGCCATCAACCAAGCTGTTATATTCCTCAGCACGAAGAATATTTCCATCAAGAGCCTGCCCAAACTGAAACAAAGCCCCCGCTGCTGCCTCGGTTGTAGATCCGCTGATAGAAACTGCTTTTGATGTAACCTCAGTAAGCCTTGCAGTTTCTGCTTGGGTTAAGTTAAGTACTTTGGCATTTGACATGTATTTTGAGTAAACAGTATTTACCGCCCCCCAACTAGATGCGGTGGCTTGTGCAATCTTATAGGTGTCATTCATTGCGGTATTTAATTCAGCCTGCCCACTGGTCACAAGCTTGAGCTGATTGACGATGCCTGTGTAACTATCTGCATAATTCTTAATCTGATTGATAGAAAACACTGCGCCTGCTGTAGCTGCTAATTTCCCAAGCATGCCATTCATGACATTTACGCTACTGCTGGCCCGCTGCATTTCACGTTCTGCTGAGGATGAGGCTTGGCGCATCCCTTGTGTAAAGTTGCCAATTTTTGCAACCAGATCAAGAGTTAGTGTTCCGAGTTTTGTAGCCATAACTTTTCCTCTAGGCGTAAAAAAACCGCCTAGTGGCGGTTAGTGGATTTTATTAATTTAGCCCTCAATGATGCTTATTTCACCCTTGCCTTCTGGTGTAAACACGCATCTAGCCTTAGCTGGCAATTCTGCCCCAAAGCTGTTTTTTGCCTCAAAACCCAGCATAACAACCACATTGCCTGTTGTGGCAGCAGTAAAACCACTGCTATCTAGTAGTTTGAAATTTACTGAGGTTGGGTATTTAGCATTAGCTTTCACCATGTCGCGACACCTATCGAATGCATCGGTTTGACTAATTGCTTTTTGAGTTTGTGATTTAATTTCTTTCGTGCCAACTAAATCTGTCTGCGATACATAAAATCGCTCACCATTCACGCAGTCCACAAAGAAAACTGCTTCTTTTTTTGGAGTGCTTCTATTATCAGATAGCGCCACCATATCAATAGAATCACACGTATTTGGTTCATTTGCTATTTTTTGAACTGCTTGTTTTTCAAGCTCTGAAATCCTCTTAACCCAATCCTCACCCCATTCAGCATAGAGTCTAGGGAATTGATCAATAGAGTAATTGTTATATGCATACTGGCTAATTTTTTTAGGGCCTGATTGCTCGCTGGTATTGGATTTTTTAGGGCTTTCCACTTCCCCACCACACCCTAAAAGACCAATAGCCAAAGCTAATAAAATAATTTTCTTCATATCTAATCCCTCTTTATTTAGGACAAGATACTAATTCCAGCACAAAAAAACCACTCCGAAGAGTGGTCTTGTTTTATTTAACCATCAGCACTATCGACACAATGACCAAGATAGCTGTTAGTAGATAACAATTGGTTCGCCACATTAGAATGGTTTTAGTGCTCTGCTTCATTAATATTTCATACTCTTGCATTCTTTTCGCGGCATGATCCATGGCGCTCGCTCCACGACTAAGCGTGTCTTGAAGCATTTGGTTTTCTTGCTTTAGCATTCTTTCTTCCACACGGTGGAGCTTCATCAACTCGCGTATGGCTTGAATCCTATCCGCCACCTCCTCTAGCAATTCATCACGAGTCATATTTAAGATATCTTCATCTAGATCATAATTATCAGTCATTTGAACTGCCCTCAAATGGCAATTGGGGTTGTGCTCTTGCAACTAGATCATCTAGCGTCTGCATCAACTGAGGCTTCACTTGCTTACCCATAACACATAGTGTTCGGCCTGCGTTGGAAAGAACATCTGTAACATGCTCAAGCTTTAGCATAGCTTTGTTTATCTCAATCTGGATGCCATAAACCATATCTCGCGCTATCTTTTCCTGCTCAATGAAATATCGACGAACAGCTCTACCTTGATCTGTTTTTTCAACCATTCCCAGCTCTTTTGCCATGTCTAGAGTGATAAAGTAGTCTTTCTTGATCTGAGGCCTGCTTTTTGAGGTATCCTTTTTGGGATAGCTCAAATTCTGGACAATTATATAATCTGAACCCTCTTGAAATTTATACTCCTTGATTCGACCATTAATCCATCCTGAAAACATCCTCCCCACCCCAAGAGCAGCATGAAGTGTTCTGGCATCCACACACAAGCGAATCTCACCATCAATTTCATATTCAACTACCGGAATTAAAGAATCCTGCTTAACAATTGCATTCATGCTACTGACTCCTGTGCTAATAACTTTGCCGCTCTTGGTGAATGTTTCTCAAAGTAAGCAACCTCTTCACAGCACTCATCGACCCATTTATTCAAATGATCCCAAGTGATTGACGCCAAGGTGTAGGCCGTAGTGTGCTTTTCAGACTTTTCCATGATTAATGTGACAAGCGTTTGTAGGTCACTAAAGCCATTTTCAGCATTGTTAATAAAATCAACAAAGCGCTCTAGTTGGTGCTGACTGATCTGAACTTGATTCGCTTCAGTGATATGAGTTATATTTGACATAGTTACATTTCCTATTGTGACCACACTAAAGCCCCGATCCGCCAAGATTTGATGGGCTTTTTTGTTGTCTATTGATTTCATGCTTTCGCACTCTTTTGGTTTTGTTTGAGCCATTCTTCAACAATAGTATTCAACTGTGCTGTCAAAGAACGACGGTTTTCTGCTGCTGCCTTTTTCAGCCCATCTATATTTTCATGAGCCATTCGGACATTTAGCTGCTTGTCATGTCGTGTCATTTTTACTCCATTTAAAGTGTTTTGCTTTATAGCGTTTTAATTTATAGCAAAATACTTTATTGAAGTAAAGCGTTTTGCTATATATCATTAAAATAATTTCACACTTTGCTGAACTGCTATGGCTCAAGAATATTCACAAGTAAACTTCAGAATACCCTCAAAGCTAAAAGAAGATATAGAAAAGGCAGCTTTCGCCAATAACCGTTCAATCACATCTGAACTCGTGTCTCGGCTTGAGGATAGCTTCACTCCAAAAACACTTACCCCATCCCCAGAAATGGTAAAATATAAAGAGGAAATGGAAGCTCAGACTAAGATTCTTCTAGAAAGCCAGCGTGTTTTATTGGAGCAAAATGAAAGGCAGGCCAAGATTTTAGCTGAACTTAAAGACTTTCAAGCTTGGAAAAATCAACAAAAGAAACCAAGCTAACCTGATTTCTTATTTCCCGAAATTCTCCACCAGATAATCCTCAAGATTCTTTTCTACTGGCTTTTCTTCATGGGTCATTAAGTCATGCAGCTTCACATTCTTAACACCTTTCAGCATTAAAATAGACTGGTGAATCCTTGCTAATTCTTGCTCAAATCTTCTTCCAAGGTTGAGGCTTCCGTATTTTCGGATGTAGGCGGTGTACTTTTTGATTTCTCGGTATGGGAGGTCTGCGATTTCGCTGTACGTTTTGCCGAGCGCGATACTGATCTCGATGAGGATTTCGTCGTCTTGGTTGAGTTCAGTTGCTTTCCCAATACGTTAATATCCACAATTTTTGACCACAACGCATCTACTAAGGCTTGGTTAAAATGGGTGCGGATTTCATCTTCAGTGAATGCAAGTTGCCCTTTTTCATCACAGATAACACTTGCCAAAACACCAGCTAAAGCCTCTTTGTTTTCACCATAGGCTTTCATTTGGGCTACTGCTGTGCTGTAGCTGAATGGCAGAATATGAGTATCAAATTCCGCATCTTCACCAGCAACTTTAATTTGAACAGTTACGTGCTCCGGCTTACCCATTAGTGCGCCAGATTTAATGTCTTTTAAAGTTAATTTTTTCATGATTCACCAAGAAAGCAAAAGGCCCTGTACGGGCCTTAAATTAAACAGTTGCTGGAGTTAGAGTCACACCAGTTGAACGCTGTAAAGTGAACTGGTAGCCCACAATGGAATCCGCTTCAAAGGTTGGTACTGCTGGAGTTAGTGCGCCTTTAAATGACCAGAATGAGCGACCAGTTGGTAGAGTCACCTTCTTTGTAGCTACTGTTGGCGGAGCAACTGAATCACTTGCACCAATATAAAATTCAAGTTCAGTGCGATTTTCTGCCCATTGAATAAGTTTTAGGTGTGAGCTGTTTTTAGGGTCGAGTCGAATTGAAAGTGAACCATCACCCGGATCAGATAGTCCGGGCACATAGGATTTGGATTTCTTTTCTTCAAGACAGGTTGTTTCAATTTTTGAAGTACTGTCACTCCCTAAGTCGATACCGGTTACACAGACAAGTTGCGTAATGTCGGTACCATCAAAAGCAAAGACGTTTGTCCCTTGCGTGCGTAATTCTGCCATTTGCGAGTGCTCCTCAATTTTAGGCATAAAAAAAGCCACCGAGTGGTGGCATTGGTTTGGAAATAATTAACCCCGCACTTGGTGGGGTTTAATGTTTGTTGGAATCTATGGTTTCACCCTGTATGCCTTTGCATAGTTTCAGGATGCTTTCGGCATGCAGCGTGATGTGTCGATGGTTTGGCTTGGTTCGCTCAATATCAATTCCAATCAATATGGCTGCTTCAATATTTTTCTGCCAATCACCTGTATCCGGTACTGGTTCGATTGAGCAAAACACATAACTATCATCACCAATATTAATGTCAGCATAATTTTCTTCGTCTGTGCTTGGTCGACATTCTGCGACCACATAAGCAATATTCATGATTAAACCCCGCCAGCAAATGGTAGTGATGGCTGCAACTCACTTTCTAATTGCGCTATCTCATCATCAAGCGGATGCTTTTCATGTTTCCACACATTCATATCTCTGGCTGAACAACTAACTTGCTGCTTTCGACTATTGCGATAACCGACAATATGGTTATATCGCGCCCATTTAGATTGAAAGACTTGGGTTAATTGGCCTGCCATCCAGTTAAAAGCATCAATAAATTGCTCTTTTACAGCATCAGCTTTATCACCAGTAAAACCCATCACCAGAAACATCCAGCCATCTTTAGTCATTCTATAAAATTTTCTTGCTTTTCCATTCTGTAACTTATTGTTTTCAAAGCAAAGCTCAAAATTGAGCGCTTTAAATTTGTCAGAGCATCTTAGTTTTTCAATATCTCGTATTACGTTTTTATGTAGTTTTCCAAATGCTTCAGCCACAGCATAACTGGTTGTTTTTGGCTCACCATCATCACTTGAGACCATGGCGCGTAAATTTAATGTTGTCATCATATTCATGACTTTCTCCTAATCATATTCAAAAAAAAGAAACTGGCAGGCACGCTGAATATGGAAACGTGCTTTTCGAACCGTCGTTCTAGCCAGTGGTTTGCCTGAAAACAGGCATAAAAAAACCGCCCAATAAGGACGGTTTGATTAAGTGGTGAAGTTATCTATCCAAAAACCAATTCGCATCAAAGCCACGACCAAAAATATTGGTATCAGCAATGCGCTCAAAATGATTTGGGTGAATATTGGTGACATAGCAATATGGCTCTAGGGCCTTTCTGATTGCGGCTCGAATATCCGATGCTCTTTTCTGCTGGGTGTCGTAAACCACAATCTGAAATGACACATGATCGATATTGGCTGGGCAATCCAAGTGGTTTTCAGGATTTGCTGTGACTACTGACCAGACTGCATAAGGGTATGGCGTTTTGTGTGGTGCAACATCCTCAAATACTCTCAAAGGATTGGTGCCAAGCAATTCTTTCACATCAATACTGGCATTGAGCACCGGAACTACAGGTAAAATGTTCATAATTTAGCGAGTTCCTTGTCGATTTCTTTATTGAAGTTTTCAGCAAAGCTATTGGTCACGGCTTGGATGTTGTTTTGCAGTGCTGGGCGCATGAATGGAGTTGGTGGATTGTGCACAGAGCCAAATTCTAACCAACGCCAATGCCTGGTATCCCCACCACTTGTATTGGGTGGATTTGGATTGGAGAATGATGCTCCACCACGCACACCAACACGCATGATCACTTCATTTGGGTTTCGGGTTTTACCCGCAGCAATCGCAATATTTTTCCAGATCTTTTCCGCTGTTTGTGGATCATCAATGCCTTTTGCATTATTTCGTGCGGCATCACGTACAATTGCCATTGCCTTGCGCATGGAACGCCTTGCAGCATTCTTCATCAAGCGAGGATTTGCCAGTCTTTTAAGCTTTTCCTGAACCTCATCCAAGCCCTCAATATTGAATTCTACTGACATGGCCTACTCCACTAGCGACAACTCCAGCGTCATATAAATCCGACCGTTTTCATTGTCTGGTTTAGGTGGTGAAACGATCTGAAAGGTCTGACCATCAAATAAAACGCGCATACCAGTATCAATATCTTTGCGTTTACGCAGTTTTAGCCGGGCCGTGGTTTCTGATCCGGCAGCCTTGGCGTTAATGGAGTCTTTGACAGACAGGAAATCCAACTTACCCCAGAGTTTTTTAAACTCCGTCCAAGCTTCGGTTTCATAGTTGTATTCATCATAGGTCGTGGTTTTATGCTGAATCGTTACACGGTGGCATAATTCGCCGGCACGTTGGGCCATAGATCACCTCAAATCGCTGTAGGCTTACGATATGGATAAAGCAGGCTTTGCACCGGCATCGGCAGAAAGTTGCCATTTACCGGCATTTCCTGCTCAGCATTGCGGTACTGGTCCCAATGTCCACACAGTAATAAAATTGCCTGATGAATTGCTTTAGGGTAATCAGGTTCAAGTTCATCAGTGATGTAATTCAACACCACTGAATCTGCTGCATCCAAATAACCCTGAAGCATCATGTCATTTGAATCATCGTCATAGCGCAAATGCTCTTTTAGGGTCTCAAGACTTACAATACTCATTCTTCACCCCATTTCTTTTGCGCTAATTTGAAGTTTTCATGGCTAAATTCGCCTGAATGATCTTTTTCACAGTGCCATAATGAGCCTTTGTGAGTCACAAACTGGCCTGATTTATACTGATTTTCAGCCTTAAAAACGCCCTGATATTGGCCTTTTTGGTCTAAATTTTCGGTATTTTGTGGCGTATTTGGTGCAGATTTCCCAAAAGGATCTTCTTTCTGGTCACGCTTAGACAGTGCTTCAAGCGAGAAGTTCTGCTGCTGCATGTAAACCGTGTCACCGCCTTCTAATGGGCCTAAACCTAGCTTCTGGCGTGCTTCATTGGGTGTCATGATTGCCGCACCAACACCTTCTTTGAGTCGCTGCATCTGAGATACCGAATCCATTCGGATCAAGGTATCCAGATCAAGAAAGGCTTCCAAATTCGCGTCTTTAAGCCCAAGGCTTTCATCGAGCAAGTTTTCACGCGCTTCAATCAGGCTTTGCAAACAGTCTGAATAGTAGATTTCATTCAGGTCTGAAACTTTCTGACCTGCTGGAATAGTGCCAATGCCCAATTTAAATTGCGGTACATGAAAAACAGCACAAATGACTTCATTGCTCATTCGCATCTGTTCAATTAATTGAGAATCAGCAGCTGAAACTGAAATGGCTTCGAACTTCATACCATCACCAACTACCGCTGTGCACCCAGCATTCGCACCACCATAGCTTTCATTCCATTGTTTTTTGATCGCCGCTGCTTTGTCTGGATCAATGGGACCAGGAGCAATCAAGATTCCACCTGGTCGGCTATTGTTTCTAAAGTGTTGGCGCTGGCTTTTCTGGATCTCTAGGCCATGCCCTGCTGCTACCGCACACGCTGTAATCGGCGATAAGCCTACAAGCGGATGATAGAAGCAGTTAATACGATCATGAATAATTTCAGATGCCGGTACCACTTCATGAGAAATCTGATTAAGTCGATCATCGTTAAGCTGATAAAAGACATCACCAGCATCACTGATTAACGGCTTTGTTAGATCAGGATTTAACACTTTCAAGCCAACAACTTTGCCTGAGAAGATATCTCGCACCTTAAACACATAAGTATTACCGCGAAGCAGTAGAGATGTAGTCCACTGTTCGCTGAATTGCTGCCATGTCTGGTAGTGGTTTGGCTTATTTAGAACACTGAAACGCTCTGGAATATCTTGATCAATCCAGACACCTTGCTGCTTCTTTTTTAGCAGAATCGGCATCTTTCCGATATCTTGAGAAATCAGCGAAACGCAACTAAATACTGCATGGTGAGCCGCCAAATCTTCCCGGGTCAGCTCATCATTCTTTTGCCAGGCACCAGAATAAGGCTCGTGCACAAATAAAGAAGTCCACCCTTGGTTTGAATGGACTCCTTGGAGGGATTTCTTTTTACCAAATAAATTTCCGAAAAAGCCCATTCTTTACATCCTATTCTTTGGTTTTATCTTCTTTCTTTGCTTTTGGTGCTGCTTTTTTCGGTTCTGTATAAACCTCTGCAACACCAATTTTGAGCAATACATTTGCCTGAAAATCAGGAATCTCTTTCACATCCCCAATATTGGAATCATGGGTCATCTTTAAATATTTAATCTTCATAGACTGTTCCTATAGCTAAACAATTGTGATGCTTAGATATAAAAACAGCCCCGGTTAAGGAGCTGTTTTTGAGCATTTATAGATTACGGTGTGCTGTAATCAAGGAATGCCGCTGCGATTGGACGACGTTTTGCCCAGGTGATGAACTTCTCAACACGTACCGCAAATTTGTTTTCTTGCCATAAGTGATGAGTCGTACCACCATCAACCAGAGTTGCTTGATCAGAGTAAGACACATCCACACCACCATCCTGAGCAAGCAGGATTTCAGAAGTTTTCACAAGAATGATCTTGTCGCCGACTGTTTGTGATGTGATTACCGGAATACCCATCAATGTACGAGTACCGCGAAGTGCCATGCCCTCAAAGTAGCTGCGACCCAAAGCATCACGCAGCAAGCTAATCTGTGCAGCGCGTGTTTCAGACATAATGAAGTACGCGCCATCCAGTGAAAGGTTGGCAGTCACAAAGCTATTCACCAGGGCCAGCAAATCGGCTTCATAATTTTCTGCCGTAGTGCCAGTGTTGGCAGTAGCAGTAATCCCATCTAAGAGGCCCGCAGGACGAACCGCAGTAGCAGCGCTAGCATCAAGGAACGTGTTATCAATTAAAGTTTTTGATGCCTCAATCAAATCATCACGAACCAAAATATCTACAGCTGGATCAGAGCGGCGCATTAATTCCTGTGTGTAGACAGTAATCGCAGCAAGCTTATGCTCTTTGATTTCAACTTCACCATAGGTTGGGTTTGTTAATGGCTTTGGAGCGCCTTCACCCACCCATTGCGCCTGACCACCGGTTAGCTGGCTTGGGATTTTTGAGTTAAACGGCACATTACGAAAGCCTGCAAGCTGGTCAAATACAGTTGCAGCACGAAGCATGTCAACAAATTCACCAACTAAGCGGTTTTCAGTGACCAATGATGCTGCAAAGCCTGCATCGGTAGTGGTACCCAAGGTTGCCTTTGTCACAAGGTCTTGAACTTCATCGCCAAAGCCAAGCTGTTTCGCCATGTCCACCGGTGCAATGTAGTGACCTTTTTTAGCCTCAAGAGCAGCTGCAAGTTTTGCACGTGCATACTGAGCAAAGCCGATACCCGGCTCTAAAGTTTTTACAATTTCAATTTTTGGCTCAGGCTCTTGACCCGGTGTAGGAGCCGGCTCTTGAAGACCCTTCTTTTCAGCTTCTTCAACAGCTTTGATTTGCTTTTTAGTGCGCTCAATATTTACTTCGAGCGCTGCGATATCTTTTTCAATCGCTTGAATTTCCGCTTCAGTTGCCTCATCAGGTGTAGCACCCTCGGCAGCTGACTTTGATAGTGCCGTTTGCATTGCTTGGTTTTTTTCAGCCAATGCTTTAAGCAGCTTTGCTAAATACTCTTTCATAGTTTCACTCCACCCTTTGTTGGGCTATTAAGTTTTACGACAACGTGTTTTTGTTCAGATGAATCGCCACCTGGAACGTCTTGAGGTTTTTCGCCCAACGCGGCTTTGTGTTCCTCAAATGCTTTTGTAAATTCTGTTTCTGATTCACGGTTGCAAGGGATAGTCACCAATGAAAGCTCATACCATTCCCATGAATTGAATTGAATGCCACCACCCTTAATCATTTCCGCCTCATCCCAATTCGGGATAAAACCAACTGATAAACCTTTAACCAGACCGTATTTCAATGACTGATATGCCTTATCAACTTCGCGCTTTAGGTCGCCTTCTTCCTCGATTTCAGGAATATGAATCTCGACCTCGATGCCATTCGCGGTGACTTTTGCGCTTGTCACATGGCCAATGGCTGAACGCGGGTCATGGTGAAATAGTAAAGGCATAGGCAGATCGAACTCTGCGCCTTTTGGCACCATCACATCCTTGGCGCGATCTTGATTTGGTGTGCTTGCGATTCCCTTGAAGGTTCGCTTTTGCTCATCGAGGCTCTTAATTTCGACAGAGCCAAAGGTTTTATGTAGAGCAGACATAAGGCTCTCCCAATAAAAAAGCCCGCGTAATGCGAGCTTTGGAAAGTGAATAAATTAAACGAAGTAGATGTTGTATTCTTTTTCGGCCTGTTCTGGATTCATTGACATGAGTGCCACAGCGTTAAACGTGGCAATCAATGGATCAATCTTCCCGACACCTGATTCCTGTTTGCTGATCATCATGCCGTTGCCTTTCACGACTGCACGCGCATTGCCAACACACCAAGTCATCAAGTCTTGGCCAGCATGGTAAAGATTGCCTTCTGCTAGTTTTCGCTCTGTGGTGAGGATATAGCCCATTAATTTGAAGCCCTGAGCCACTGCAATGAGCTTGTCTTCAGGAATGCCTGCATCGAGCAATCCATCTAATAGACCACCAAGACCAAGTGGATCCAGTCCTATTTTGTCGAGCTTTCCTGAGTCATATACCTTTTTTGCAATCAATGCGAGCTGGTCAATATCATCACCAACACGATCAACAATGGTCAGACTGCCTTCCTTCTCATAGTCAGCGTACTTTGGCGCATTCTCTTTACGTCTTTCGACTGCGGTTTTGTTGCACCAAGCATGATTCCAGAGCCACCAGATTCGAGAATTTCCCTTTAGCCTACCAAGAGCACTAAACCCCAAAAGATCGTCGAGCCCCCCACCATCCAAACCAAGTGTGATTACGTCTGATTTTTCAATCAATCGATCAAGTGTGATTGTATCTCTGGCTTGTTGCAGCCAATATTCAGCACCAGCCCAGCGGTTAGCACGTAGGTTTAGGCCAATTGGTACGTTTAAGTGTTTCGCAAGGAAGTCGCGCAGAGATTCTTCGCCAGCATCTTTAACCTTCTCAAATTCGTTAATCAGGTAATCCAGGTCAACCGATGCACCCAAGTTTGGGTTGGTGACATAGAAGTTTTCAGTCTTTAAATGCTCACCTGCCTCAAGCATCCATTCAGGAAACTCATAGATTAGCGGTAAGAACTGAGGATTGATCTTAATGCCGTCTCGAACATCCCGAGCATAGTCCAGCAACTGCTTAAATACACCGCATGGCGTTTCATCTGACATGGTAGACAGGTAGATAACACAACCTTCGGGCCGTGATGCCAGACCACCTTTTGCTTCACGAAACATCGATTCAGCGTTTGAGCGCTTCCCAAACAGCCAAACTTCGTCAATTAAAATGATCGAAGCCTTTTTACCAGCAGCAGCATTACTTTCCGCAGCAATCACTTTCAAGGTCGCATTCGTACCCAAGTGAGTGACTGTTTTAGTGTGCTCAGACACATTGAACATTTCCTGAAGCTCAGGATCAGCTCGAATGAAGTCTCGAATAGGATTAAAACTATTATCTGCGACCTCTTTCGTGGGCGCTAACAGGATGAGCTCAGCCGACATACGATCATTTAAGATCAAGGCCACCATCATGATTCCGGCTGCAATCGTTGATTTGGTATTTTTCTTGGAGATCAGCAGGAAGAATTCACGAATTAAACGCTTCTTCTGTTCTGGATCATAAGCGCCAAAGATGGCACGTACAAATTCAATCACCCATGGCAATGTGACTTCGCCCATTTTCGGGCTACCCATCACATCAACCAGGATTAATTCTTTAAAAATCCGCTCTGCCACATCGGCCACTTCTGGGAAAAGCGGTTCACATGGCATGAGTGACTTTTTAGCGACAATACGTTCCTCCCAGTCTGGGCAGGATGTTGTCCATTCTGGGAGCATTGCTGACATAAATTTAACTTCTCAACTGTGAGCCCAATGTTCCAAACTTCCCGCCTTGAGTGGCTTTTTTGGCTTCATCGGCTTTGGTTTCTTTCTTGCCTTTTTCAGCGACCTTGCCATGAAAATATGGAAGAGCTGCTTTTGCTGCATCCATTCTCATCTTCATATCTTCAACCGGATCAGTCCAAATTTCTTCTAAAAATTTGAGCGGGTCAGCACGATTGCCAGCAGTTTCAATGTCTTTTTTGGTGATAATTGGTCGTGGTTCTGGTTTGGAATCATCTTTAACTTCGGTGTTAATCTTGAGCCTTTCAATGTGTGCAATCACATCGGGATCTTTAGCTAATCTTGATCCGGCTTGTGATGCCGATTCAGGACTGTAACCCGCGAATATAGCGGCTTGCTTGTTATCTGCACCATCATGTTTAGATTGGGCAAATGCCTTCTTTTTTGCTGTTAAAGCCATGTGCCCTCCTTTAACATATTTGTGAAATGGGAAATTTTTTTATAAGTGAGAGGGGGCGTGGTGTCCGCTGGTTCAGGGTTTCAAACTTTTTGGCTCCCCCCTCACCCTGCGAGAATATCTTGGTAAAGCTTGTAAAACTTTTCCTTTGGAAGAACCTCAAGAAATCCATCTTTATTCTTAAACAAAACATCACCCAAGCCAGCGTCCTCTAAATAACTTTCAGTCTCCACTCGAATCTGACTACCACCTATTAGAATTTTATTCTCTTGATGCATCTTCTTGAACCAAGCTGGTAGCGCGGCCCAGTTATCTTTTGCAAATCCTAACAACCATTCAACTTCATAAGCATCAACAGTATGCTCAATCGTTCGACATCTCATTGTCTACTCTCCTTACTCGTCTTCTTCTTATGACATGGCACGCACAGGCTTTGTAGATTCTTCTCATCATCCGTACCACCTTGAGCCACATTAACGATATGGTCCAACTCAAGCTCCATAGTCACACGACCACATGAACAGCAGGTCCACTCATCACGTGTATGAATCTTCTGCTTGAGTCTGCGCCACGGTCTGCCACCACGACCTTGACCCCAATTGTTCTTAGGTGGTCTCGGAGCCTTCGGTGTCATCGCTTGTAGTTTGCTTTGCAGTCTGGGTAGTTTCATGACCAATCTTTCCGAATAGTTCCAATACCTGTTGACTAGTAACAGTTGTGCGAACAGTTACATCAACCGTCCACATGTCACCACTGTTCCCATTAAGGGATAGGTCTTGCACATCACCCAGATACATGCCATTGCTCAGGCGAACTCGGGTGCCTTGTGCACTAACCCGATCATCGCCCACAACTTCAATACCTGCGACTTGTAATCGCTTGCTTCTATACTCATCGTTATTCATATCTATCTACTTTTAACGTCTGCGTGATGCGCTATCTTTTAAATACTTTTCAAGATCAACATTAGTATTAGCACTAATGACGCTCTCACTATTATTCAAAGTCCACTTTCCTTGATCGTTACCAAAATCAGCGCGAATCAGCCCAATATCCTTAAGCTGTTCATCAGTAAGCTGCTCAAGCGCCACACCTGGACAAAGCACCACAGCTTTAGACTCGCAGAACTCTGGCCACTGCTTCTTGATAGCCTTTGCAATCTCAGGAGTAATTGGTCTTTCTGTTCTTAGCACATTGATTGCTGCATCTGGTGATAAAGGCTCGACCGTGAAATTAATAACGATTGGTCGCTTTAACCATTTCTTAATTAGTTCAAACATATCCTACCCATCCAAACACTGTGACTTAGGCTTCTCATCCTCATCACCTTCCAATTGAATCAATAGCTCATTGATCTGAGCATTCTGTTCATTGTTGATCTGGATGAGTTGGTTGTTTTGCTGAATCAGCTGATTGTTCTGTTCGATTAGCTTGAGAAGTAAGTCGTTCGATACACAACCGCATTCTTTCTCTTGATCGCTCATATTGTTCTTTCATCCATTTACGTCGTGCTTCACATGCTGCACAGGTCATTGGCTCATCTCCATCAAATATTTAAGATCATCTGGACAAGTCAGCTTCACACCATCCTTCAAGCACCACATTTCAATATCAGTTAAGAATTCAGCCATCTGCTTTGTTGTGGCTTCTGTAATGCTCATTCGATTTGATACAAACTGTCTTAATGGCTCATAGCCCGGATTGCGCGATTCTCTTAAATCCCGAATGACCTTGAATGTTTCTGGATATTCACCTACATTGTCGCGATTAAAAATGATAGATAGGTATTTGTATTTGAAGAATGCTGCCGATTCCTCTTTATCCAAACCGCGCTGCTTTCCATACTCGGTCATCCAGAGCCAATACAGTCTGCGTTGAGCATCCGAAAGTTTATCTTCCTTCTGATCAATCACCACACGTAAAGGCTTACCCTCATTAATCGCCTGAGTGTAATTGGTATGCATGTAGTTAATAGCTTTGGTGATGTCGGCATGACTCTGGATAGGAAACACGGCTTTTTGCATTTCCTATCCCTCTCAAGTTATTGCGCTTGGTGTAACTTTTCTTTCAACAAATAGCCTTCAAGCTGCCAGATTTTATTACGTGCATTTTCGTACGCAACCTTCTGACCAATTTCAGCATCAAAGTTTTCAGGACTTGCACAAGCAGACTCGCCAGTAACAGTGAAACCGTTTTTCAAAACAATTACGCAGAAGGTTAATAGGTCAAGCTGCTGTGGTGGATTGATGAATCGCTCACCTTCAGGCAGTGAGTTAAATTCTTCAGAAGATGCAAGCGCACCCGCATAACCGTCACCAGCGGTAAAGTAATGAACACTTTGAATAACTGAATCAATATGATCTGGTGTTAAGCGTGGTGCATTAAGGCCTTTGTCTTGAATTTCTTGTTCAATCTGCTTTTCGTTTGACATCTTCTTCTCACATAAAAAAGAGCCATTTGGCTCAGTTAAAAAATCTCTTTGTCTGTTTGATTCAACATCCGCTCAACTCTCACCAACCACTGATCAAACATTGCTTCACTCTCTGCCCGATTACCTAATTGGAAAGTATCGAACTGGAAATGACAGGAATGGCATAGCGGCACCGTGAACTGGTCAGAGCTTTTAATCGATCTACCCTTACCATGCTTAGCACTATTTGAATGAGCAGCCTGGCTATTGGGATTACCGCATCGGATGCAAGGCAGTTTTCTGATTGCTGCTAATCGCTTTGCATCACGCATACAGCGCAACACGCAAATTCTTAATACGCTCTTTCAGCTTAATCATGATGCCGTCAATTGCCAGCAGCTCATTTCGCGTTAATCCAGCCCGACTGAGATTCTGATACTTAGACAGCTCAGCACTACAAAATTCTAAGTCTTTTTTCGCTTGTACTTTGTCTGTCATAGGACCACCAAATAAGAAAAGAAAAACCCCTCAACATCTAGAATGCGAGGGGCTTTGTTTGCCGTAATACGTCCGGCTAAGTCACCGAAGTGACAAGGGTTTTATTCATCTAGCCATTTACCACACTTGCGACATTCCACCTGGATAAAAATATCAGACTCGTAATCGTAGTGATGAAAGCAGAATAGGCGTTTTAAGAATTGGAGCATTTGATTCTCCTTACACCGGAGCTTATACCGGAGCTTATACCGGAGTTAAGCTTTAGTTTTAATTCCGGCGAATTCGCCGGAATTAGAATTCGAAATATTATTAGGAATAATTTGTGGTTAAAAATGTGGCTCCCTCATTTGTGAGGGTAGCATCTGGCACGCCATGCAGGACTCGAACCCACACCACCGATTTTGGAGACCGATGCTCTACCAGTTGAGCTAATGGCGCTTAAATAAGGATGTGGCGATCTGCCACACCCTGCCTTAGATTACGATATTGACCAGCTTGGCAACTGATCTACCGCTACTCACAATCACACACACCTAACATGCACGGTCTGCTTTACTTGCTTTCAATCCTCTTTAGGTCGGGGCGCTACTCCCTGGTCTAGATTCCCGAAGGAAGTTTACTCGATGGCATGTTCCACTGGTCAGCACTCCAGTAGGCTTGGGTTGCCTTTTTACAGGCAACAAAAAAGCCCACCATTTGGCGAGCCTCTTAACACTTGGTCACTTTTGTATAGAACGACCAGTCTATAAAAATACTATCTTATATGGGGCTTATTTGTCAATTAAGCTTTTCTCAAATTTTTCCGATAGATATCTGCATAAAAATCTATTTCATCACGCATGTCTGAAAGCATAATTTCTACCATGTTTTCCAGATAAGCATAGTGCTCCCGATACGTCCGCATCTTCATCTCTGTGATGCCAAAAAAGCGTAGTTTGTCTTCGGCTTTAAAATTACCCATATCTCGAAGACTTAAGAATAGCGCCATCTTTGCCACCTTGAATGCAAAGGACTTAAGATCAAATCGAATACGCTGCACATCCTTTGCTAAAGCCTCATAGAGACTAGCAGCTAAATAATGATGCAAAATATTGTAGGCCATTGTGTTATCTCGATAGTCACCCCATACCAAGATTTCACAATATGCCTTTGTTGCCTGATCATCGATTGAAGCAATAGCACCACAGCGATCTTCCCATGTAATTGGCTCCAAACTACCACCCCCTTGACTTGGTTCATAATTTGCTGTTTTGGCTCTTAACTGCTGCCCCAACCATTCAATGTTTGTCATCTTTTCAGCTACCATCGCATTCATCCCATCCACCCTCAAACCCTTAACTTTTCAACTTGAATAATCAGCTTCCCGCCTTTTTCTGATGGCAACCGCTTTAAGTCAGTCATGCCCAACCATCCACTAAATAGGCAGCCTTTCTAGCTAGAGATTTGTATGCTTTCGCATCAATAACTATCAATTTCACCCCCGGGTGATAAATGGCCATCCTTTTGATTTTGGTTTTACTTCTATCATCCATCCACCCCTTTACCTCGTGGTACACAATAGACCCATCACTCTCTGTAACTCGAAAATCTGGCAAGTATGAGCAGGTGCCTCTTTTCACTCCTTCAAACCAAAAGGTCTCAGGCTCATGCTCCCACTTTAAGATCTGACCTTTTTGCTTTAACCACTCTAAGTAATGGGCATAATTTAATTCCCACTGGCTTCTATAGAAATTTCGAACCCCACCAACCTCAGCCCATTGCTGCTTCCATGATGCCTTGCGTCTTGCTGGATACAATGTGCCGTTCTTCTCTTTGGTTTGCGCTTGCTTCAAGTTTTTGGCCGCCCAATCATCTTCCGTTAACTTGGAAAGACCTTTGGATGTATTTTCAGAGATTAGCTCTCGCACCTCTTGGGTGTGCTTCTTGCCCAAAAAACCTTTTGGGTGCCCATGCTGCTTAATAGCCTCTTTAGCCGATGTTGAATTTCTGGCTTTCTGCCTAGTAGACGCAATTCTCGACTTATCTGTTAGTCCAAGCTCCCCTGCTCTTCTACTAACATTGGTTTTTTGCCCTCTCCCTAATTCCTTTGTTAAATAATCAAGATCAAAGCTTGATGCAGGCGTATTCATATAGTAAGCAATAATCTTTTGATCATCTTGCTTGGTAAATTTTTCGCCTTTCAACCTATAGCCAAATGCCTTTAGATGCCTATGAACGGCACTATGCGATGTTCCATGTGCATCCGCAGTTTTATGAACACTCTTTAGCTCCAGATAGGTTTTCCAATAATCATCAGCTTTCTTTTTAGCTTCTGGATTTTCTGTAAGTTTTGCGACCATTTATACACCCACCTTATTCTTTTTCCCCGACTTGGCTGTTACGCCAAATCGAGGGCCAATACCGGCTTTTCGTGCCTGCGCTGCAGTGATACGGAGATTAGTCATTGGCACCTCGCAGGGCTTGTTCCTTCTTAACCAAATGAGAAATTGCTTTCCGAACCTTGATGCTAAGTTCCTCACGCTTCCAGGAACTAATAACAGCAGCTCTCATTCGACTTAATCCATAGACTGCTTTTAATCGGTTCTGCAACTCATCCCTTTCCTTCTTCTTCTCGATATAACAAGTCTCCATGTTGTTGAGCTGGGCTTTAAGCTCATCAATCTCACCCTGACGAGCATTCCAGCCTTTGGTGTGCCATTCTTGAGTGATAGCAACAAATTCATCCTTAGAGCGCTGACGTTGTGTGTTCCAACCCTGATAAACCATCTGAACTGGCAACACTCGATAGACATCACCATCCCTATCAAACAGCTTGTCACCGTGAATGAATCGCATGTTTGTGTAGAAGTCTTGATCCTCAAACCACTTTTCAAAATCACTCATGCTCAATCACCTTCGTATTTGGAGAAACATGATTCCGAATGTCACTACAATGGTCAGTTTCCTCATCCGACCACTGTTTTACATTCACATCAAAAGGCTCTGTTTTCCGTTCTGAGCAATAGGTACAGATCAACTGGCGCTCAACACTCTCAACTGTGGAAATATTTTCCCAATCATGGTCACAGTCTTTTAATTCTGTTTTTTCGATCAAGCTCATGCTGCTGCTCCTTGCGCCATATCTTTGATAAATTCTTCTGCCTGAAGTGTAAGAGAGAATCCCTTTGGATGCGCTCCATCACATTTGACCAATCCCCAAAACTCCAACCGGTTCATGTATCACTGAACACTACGAATTGAGATACCCATTTTCGGCTCAATGGAGTCGTGAATTTGCTGGATTGAAACGCGGCCTCTGGTGGTTGCCAAGGTGCGCATAATCATTAAGTTGATGTATGTGCGGTCTGCTTCTTTTCTCATGCTGCACCCCCAAATAAATCTGGTTGACGATCTCTTTCGGTACCAGCTAAAGCAATTCGCTCTTGCGCTACCAAAAAGTATTTTTCTTCTTTCTCGATCCCGATAAAATGACGGCCAGTATTTACACAAGCCACACCAGTGGTACCGCTACCCATTGTGTTATCCAGTACTGTTTCACCCTCATTGGTGTATGTGCGAATTAGCAGCTCACAAAGCTCAACCGGTTTTTGGGTTGGGTGAAAAGCCTGTTTTTGCTTATCAGAACTAAACACCTGAACTGATCTTGGGTACCGCTCGGTCGAGTCGTAATCTTTAATATTTAGCTGTTTCCCATAGTGCTCAGAACCTGCCAGTTTCTTTTTGGCAGTTTTGCGCTCATGGCCATAAGTTTTTTGAGGGTTGTAGGTCGGCTGTGACTTATAGAAAACCAGAATATTTTCATGAGCACGTAAAGGTTGCTTTTTGGCATTCAAGAAGCCGGTTGCATTAGGCTTTTCCCAGATCCACTCATAGCGGAACAATTTCAGGTTTGAGCATGCGAGTACTGCGGTAAATGGCTGTGCACCAAACAAAACAATTGCGCCATTTTCTTTGATGACTCGCTCATACTCAGGCCATAATTTTTCAAACGGAATGACAGCATCCCAGCTGCAGCAAGTGGTACCGTAAGGCAAATCACAAAGAATCATGTCCACGGTACCGCTTTCGATTTCCTTCATGCGTTCAAGACAATCACCGAGCATTAAGTTGAATTCCTTCACACCCCACCCCCTGCGCTTTGCCCTACAACCTGCAACTGCGTGTAATATTCAGGACTCAAATCACAGAAAGTCGCTCGACCTAAATCAGTTGCCAGTCGAATCGTTCCAGTTGATCCGTTACGCGCTTTACCAATGATGATTTCTGCTGTTCCGGCATCTTTTGAATCCTTGTTGTAAACTTCATCGCGGTAGATAAACATGATGATGTCTGCATCTTGCTCAATAGCGCCTGACTCACGAATGTCTGACATCACTGGGCGCTTGTTCGGTCGCTGCTCCAATGAGCGGTTGAGCTGAGACAGCGCAATCACTGGGCAACCAAAGTCCTTGGCAATCTTTTTAAGGCCCCACGAAATGTCACCAATCTCCTGCACCTTGTTCCCTGTTTTCTCAGGCGGTGTCATGATTTGAAGATAATCAACCACGATGGCATTCAACCGGCCGCCTGTTTTTTGCTGAACCTTACGAGCTTCACGGCGAATATCGGCCAGACTTGGAGAGGCCTTGTCATTGATAAAGATCGGGCATTTTTTCAAAGTATCGACAGCGCGATAAATACAACCTGCACCTTCCGAATCAAATTGAGCTGAACGGACCTGCTTCAATGGAATCTGGCCAAGGCCCGAAATCATCCGTTCCATGATCTGCTCTTTCGACATCTCCCCAGACATGAACAACACCACTTCACCCTGATTTACAGCAAGGTCGAGCATGATGTTTTGGGCCAATGTGGTTTTACCCATCGAAGGACGTGCACCGATAATCACCAGATCGGTACGGTCAATGCGGTCTAGTTTGTTATCCAGTTCAATAAAACCTGTCTTTACCCCCGCTTTGACTTCAATACCGGCATGAATCTTTTGATGACGATCAATAATGTCGGTCAGCACGTCCACAGCAATTGCTTCGACGCTCAAAGTGGCCTGCTGGGTCGATGTGTTATCAAGACCAGAAACCAGTGACTGCACCTTTTCAATTGCGGTTTCACCGGTGTAAGTCAGCGTATCGTTGGCAATGGTGCTGATATGCTTGCTCAGGTCTGCAATCTTTCTGCGAGTAGATAAATCTTTTAGGGTTTTGATGTGCGTAGGAATGAGCCTAGGAAGCGATATGGCGCTTGATAGCTCCATGATGTACGTTTCATCGATCTGGGTGCTTTCTGTTGGATTTGAGCGAATCTGCTCCCAAACAACGACCGCATCATGCCCTTCGCCCTTTAGGTGCTGGCGTTTGATGTAATTGAAGATGACTTGGTGACGGCTAGCATAGAAATCACTTTCTTCCAATTGCTCGATGTAGTCACCAGATCCAGCGAAGTCCATGAACGAACACAAAACGGCTTGTTCAGTAGGAATTGAAAATAACTCAGTCATTACTCATCCCCTTAAATTTCTTAGCCACACCTTTGAAAACTGGTGCTGCTGGTTGATCATGGTTTGGTGTTGACTGTGGATTTTCTAGCTGCTCGATCTCAGCATTGGTTTCAGCCCAATTCCATGCAGCCTTGAATGACTCCCAGCCACGTAGAACGATAATCTGGAATACACGTTCGTTTGAAAGCTTGGCCTCAATCGCTTGGTTGAAAATGATTTTTAGAGAACGGTCAGTGATGGTTTTACGTTTCTTGTTTTTCAGATCAATAAACTCTTGAGCTGTTTTTTCAGATACACCGTTTTCGATTAAGAATTTTTTGGCAGAGAATTTTTTAGGTTGCTCAGGTGCGGATGCGCCTAAATTAATATCTGTAGTATTCTCTGTTGTATTCTCTGTATTAGATTGCAGGTTTTGCGCATTCTTGCTTGCAGGTTTGCTGCAATCTAGTTCGCAGGTTTCCTGCAAACTAGTATGTAGGTTTCCTGCAAACTGTGAGCAATCAAGTGTTTCAGAGTATTCAACCAGTGCTTGATATAAATTTTCACGCTCAACACGGAAAAATACGCGACAAGGCACACCCATTTTTTTCTCTGAAATAAAACCTAGTTCAAGCAGCTTTTTTCGAGCGTTTTCTTGCTCTGTTCTTGTTAGACCTGTCTCTTGAGTCCATTCAGCTTGGGTCTTGTAAATCCACCCCTCTGCACTCTTAGAGCGTGAAGTCCAGTACACCAACTGGGAAAGCATTAACGCACCATTGATGCCGCACCCCAGAAAAACGTAATGCTTGTTGAAGGCAATCGGTTGTTCATTCATGGCTTCTATCAATTTGATAATTGGAATTGCCTTGTTCATGCTTCACCTCGTGCAAATACAAATAATTCATGACGGGCCTTGGCAACCAAACAAGCATTGTCCAGACTTGGGTTTTTAATGTTTGCTTTAAGTGCTTTTTCCAAAAGTTGAATTTTTTGAATAAGCATTTTTTCTCTAAAATTTCGTGTTAAACTACTCATGTTCAACTCCTGCTCGGTTTTGAATACAAAAGCCTGATCTCATCCATCAGGCTTTTTCTTTGCTTGAATCCCAGTGACTCCCTTCCAATCCCTCTCCAAAGCTGATGTCTGTAGACAGATCCCTTACTAAAGCTCCTAATCCCAAGCGCTCGAATGATTTTGCTTGTAAATTAAGTACATGCCACTCACCGACGATTTCCTTCTCTAGGAGATACGCCAGGTATTGAGCAAGGTCTTTACCCTTAATTTCGGCAAGTAGTTTTGCCCGCTCATGGATTTCAGGAGACAAGCGAACATGTGTAGATTTCTTTTCAAGACTCATAAATTCACCTATGCAACTTCTTTGCTGTGTTTGATTGGCTGCTTGCCAGCAGCTAAATCTCGAATTTGGTATTCACGTGCTAATGGGATTTTGTTGTTAGGCCACTGGTAAACAGCAGAAGGTTCAATTCCTAGCAAGCCCGCTAGTTCAACGCCATTAACCCCAAGCAACTTGTATGCTTCTTGTTTGGTCATTGGTATTTACTCAATAAAGTAAGATTTCTTAGTATTTAATCAAAGAAAACTTATAAAAGCAATATGTAAGATTACTTATATGGAAAAAACAACTATTGGTCAGCGCATACGTGCGCTTAGACGTTCGAAAAAATTAACTCAAGCGCAATTAGCAAAGATTGCTGGAGTGAGTTCGCCCGCTGTAACTGAGTGGGAAAAAGATAGTTATTTGCCTAAAGCAGGATCATTAGAAGCAATGGCAAATCATTTTGGGGTAACGACTGAATACATACTGACTGGCAAAGGTGATCCTAGCGCCACGCAAAAAGAGCAGTCCAATGTGGTTCCTGTGGCACCACGCATGGCCCCTGTCTTGTCATGGGTTCAGGCAGGTACGATGACCAATGTCGAATCTGTTGACATGTCCCAGGTGGAAGAATGGCTGCCAATTCCAGATGGTGATTGCGAGAAGTGTTTTTACCTGAAAGTTCAAGGATTGAGTAATTACCCAGAGTTCCATGAGGGCGATTACATTCTTGTAGATCCGACCCTACCATTTGGTGACATGAACTCAGGCGATATTATTGTTGTTAGAAAGTTTGATGATGCAACTTTTAAGCGCCTGGTGATTGAACCTGATGGCACTAAATACCTACAGGCGATTAACCCTGAATTTAAACCAAATATTATCCCGCTTGATGAGAATTGCGAGTTTGTTGGCGAGGTAGTGGATTGTATTCGCTACGTTTATCGAGCTAAGAAGAAACCACGTAAGAATTAAAAATAAAAGCCGCTATATGCGGCTTGGGTGTTTTATGGAAAGAATAATTAAAGCAATAAAAGTTTGGTGGAATGGAACGGATGTTTATGAAAAACAAGGTCGATATGATGCTGCATTCTTTGCCTCCCCATTAAATAGGAAACATTGGACATCCAAATTTGCCCATTGGATTGCTTCACTATTCACCAGCCCTGAAAGACGATCCACTTTTTTGGCTGTCCTTGGCTTCGTTACGTTTCTGATTATGCTCTTGAAGTATTTCGCCGACACTGATGCCAATCAAGATACCACTAACCCACAACGCGATAATCGGGAACCAGATGCTCAGATTCACGCTGGCGCAGATCAAAACTAGAGTTAGAACTTGAACAACAAACATAGTTAGTAAATATTTTTTATTCATCCTAAAGACCCCTAGCCCATCCCTGTGATGGGTTTTCTTTTGTCTATTAAATCATAAAAAATAAGTTTTCTAAAAATAAAACTAACATTTCTTATATTTCTGCTTGACACTAAAACTAAGTTTTCTTATATTTATCTCACAAACAAAGAAAAGCCCCAGCGTTGCGGTAACAACCTGAGGCATGACCCACATACTACCTGTGAGTGAGATAAGTATGACAACTAAATCCAATATTCTCAAGTCTGCATTAATTGCAGCATCAATCAGCGCGGGGATAGCAGTAGCTTACGCTTTCCAGCCTGCCAAAGTGGCTGATGATAATCCTCAAGTGGTTATCACCGCTCAAAAATATGAAGTGCTTAAACGTACTTGCCATGAAACCTGTTTGGCTACTGTCAAAGCTAATGATTACAGCATTTATGTTGAATATGCGTTAGATGATGCCTCGGTCGAGTTTCTGGACATTCTAAACGTGGTGCATTTTGACAAGACGATTAATGCTTATGTTGATCGTTATGAAATTGAAAAGATTAATGCTGCGATTGTTGGGGGTGTGAAGTGAGTAAAAACCCTATCAAGGTAATGTCGTCGATGCTGACTGGCCGAATTTATGCAGGTCGCGTTAATCCCAAAAACCAAATGTTTATTGGTGAAAAGGATGATGTGACTGATACCGCTGTCAGTGCTGTGGCTCAACACCTTTTAAAAGAAGAAGTCTGTTTGCAATTTGAGTTTAAGGGCAAAACATATCGACTGGAAGTTCGGGAGGTGCCAGCATGAACACTTACGCTCAATTCTGTGGATGTGGTGCGGCAATTTCACTTAACCAAGCCTTACTGGAGTAATTCTCAATTTATTTAATCTTAAGGGAGCAAATATGAATCTCGACTCGCCTGATCAAATCTTTAGCGCTTTAAGTGATGGTCGGGATGTTTATTGGTGTGAGGAAGGATCAGATGATTGGACACCCTTAAATCAGAAAGCACAGATTAGCTTTTCTGATTTATATACAGGTTTTCTCAAGTTTATGGCTTTGGATTTACCTGCTATCAAGATGCCAATCCCTGTAATGGATACTCGCTATTTTTCAGACTTCATTCGTAATGAACAAGGTTTTGAAATCTATCGAATAGGAAACAACCCATGCCGTTTTTACGCCCTTAAGGTTAAGGGAAATACATTTATATCTGACTACTTCCGCAATATCGATATTTACCATATTGAACCAAGTGGAAGTCTGAAGAAAGTGGATAAGGCTCTGGCGCCCAAATGGCTAACTGAAAATTTGGAACGAACCAGAACGGCAAACAGAAGAAGAGCTCGCAACTCTACTCTAGAAAAAGTGGGTTTCTTTGGATCTCGGGAATATGAAGACTTCCGAAAATCCAAAAAGTATTCACCTAAATAAAGGGAATCAACATGAAGTTCCTAAAAGTTGAAAACAAGATTTTAAATGTTGAGCAAATTAAAACTGTTACTGAGAACAGTGTAACGGTTGGATATCTGAGTGATGGCGATCTGCCTTTTGGCGACCCAGTTAAGGAAACTCGCGGTATTCGAGTTCAAATGATCGATAGTGCTGAGTTTGAGCAGTTCATTTTTGAAAGCGAAACCATTGAATCATTCTATGAAAAATTGGTGGCAGCATGAAAATTAAAGAAGGTGGTGGGATGGAAAAGAATAAATTGTGGTGCGTAGGAATCTGTCCTGAAGATGATAGCCCGCATGAGCAGTCGCCTGCTGCATCCAAAGAAATTGCTGAACGTGCTTTGGCTCGCTACAGAGCAATGACGAAAGCTGAAGGAAACGAGTTCATGATTGAATCGTTTGATGAGTATTTTCAGGTTCAAGAATGGGAAGGCACAGCCGAAGAACATCAGGAACAAATGTTTTACACAGAAGATTGGTTTAAAGAGCCGATGTACCAGTGCAAAAACATGCAACAGGCTGAACAAGTTTTTAAGTACGGTGAAATCGTGCACTGCTACAAAGATGGTGCTGAGTTAATTACTTCTGATTTTGATGAAGCTAAGCGCTTCTATGAGGTGGCGTGATGGATATTCAGGAAATTCAAGAAAAATTTGAAGATTTACTTTTGGCAAACCCTGACTTTGATGAAAGCCTTTTGGAAAAAGATGAAGAAGGTTGTTATTCGGATTCTGATATTCAGCATATGTACAGCATGTTTGAAGCTGGTACGGAAGTTGGTGAGCAATGGCAAGCAGCCAAAGCCCAAGCGGTGCCGGAAGGATTTGTTTTAATTAAAGATGATACCAAGACCGTTGTTGCAATTGAGCGAATGGTTGAACAACAGGTCGAAGCAAGTGGCATGGATTCTCGTCGATTAGAAAGACTTGATGGTTGGAAGATTATTGAAGCGGCAGTTAAGGCACAGGAGCAAGCCAATGACTGAAATTCAACAAACAAACATTGCTGTGGCGAACTACATCATTGATGAGCTGCACAAGGATAAGCCTTTTAATCTGGTTTTGGATGCGGGTGAAACGGGTGCTTTGTACCACATTGCGAGCGAGTCACATCACTTGCACAGTGACTTTGTGCGCAAGCTGGAAGCAACTTTAAGACAGCGTGTGAGCAATGGTACTGGTGTGATTCTTGAGATTAATAGCAATGCTGATCTGTATTACCACATGCTTTCATCATATATCGCGAAGTTTGATCAGTATGGCGTGGTGAAGAGTTTGGGAGAAGTGTCGTGAAAGCGAATGAATATATAAAAAAGTATGGGCTGGTTTGCGCAAACATAAAGGTCGCTGAAACAGAACACACTAGGTCTTTTGATGTATTTTACTTTAATTTAAAGCGCCTTGTCGAAAGTCATGAGTTAGTTGAGAAATGGCAAGGCCTAGAGGCTTCAAAAATTAAAGTGAATTTGCTTCACACTTTTGGATTTCATACTCAAGCAGATCAATTGCAGCAAGCCATTACCGATGTAGAAAGTTGTATGGAGGTGTCTAGTGGATCTAATTGAACAGTTGGGTGGGTATGAGAAAGCGAAGCGTGAGCTTCAATTAAAAGAACAAAACTCTGTTCTTCAATGTTGCATTACTGTCACCGCTGAAATGATTCGTGATGCTTTACTCGAATACCGCCGCCAGCACAATATTTATGAGGTTGTGGATAAGGTTGTTATTGAATCATATAGAAATACTTATATTTCTTGTGGTCGTCCAAGCCAATACAGTATTGGTGATCTTATGGTTATTCATAACTTGGACGGTAATGTTATTTCAGATAATGATTATAACTTTATTGATTATCGTGATGTTAGACACGCCACCGATGCAGAAATCAAAGCAGGTAAAAGATTGGAGGTGAATCAATGACAGCAATGGCAAATATGGGTAACTTTATTGTTGCCCTGCCACCTTCAGACATTTGGTTGACAGATGATCAGGCGGCAGAATTTTTAGGATATGGTGGTGTGTATTTCAAATCATCCATTATTTGCTTAAAAGGTTTTCCAAAACCCAGATACATTACAGAAACCACAAAAGGTCGAAGATGGAATTTAAAAAAATTATCTGACTGGCTAGAAAGTAGGCCGGAAGATTTAAAAAAAGCAGTAGGCAGACCCCGCAAAATATAG